TAATGCTAGTTACGCTAGTAGGAATATTAATAGTTTTTAAAGATTGACAATTAGCAAAAGCTGCTACTTCAATGCTAGTTAAACTATCTGGAAGAACAAGACGTGTTAAAGAATTACAGTTATCAAAAGCGTAAACGCCAATGCTTGTTATTCCTTCAGGAATATTAATTGTTTCTAAAGAAGTGCAACGAGTAAAAGCGTTATCACCAATGATTATTTCTTCGTCTGGAGAATTGCTTTTTACACTTTTAGGAAGAACAACTGTTTTTAAAGAATTGCAATTAAAAAACATAAAGTCACTGATGCTCGTTAAGCCACTAGTAATTTTAACATCTGTTAAAGAATCGCAATCACGAAAAGCGTTTACACCAATTCTTGTTACACCACTAGGAATATTAATTGTTTTTAAAGAAGCGCAATTATCAAAAGCACTATCGCCAATGCTTGTTACACTTTCAGGAAGAACAATGGTTGTTAAAGAACTGCACGTAAAAAAACTTAGAGATCCAATGCTTTCTAATGCATCGGGAATATTAATAGTTGTTAAAGCTTTGCAATCAGTAAATGCTAGTTCACCAATGCTTGTTACGCTATCAGGAAGAACAAGCTTTTTCAAAGCTTTGCAATTATTAAACGCACTCTCGCCAATACTTGTTACGCCCTGAGGAATTTCAACATCTTTTAAAGAACTGCAGTTATCAAAAACACAATCGCTAATGCTTGTTACGCCCTTGGGAATCTTGATGGCTTTTAAAGAACCGCAATTAGCAAAAGCCTCCAGCTGAATTATTTCTAAGCTATCAGGAAGAGAAACGGTTTTCAAAGAACTGCAATATTGAAAAGCAGAACCACCTATTATTGTTACACCTTCAGGAATGTCAGCAGCTACTAAATTGGCGCAATTATAAAAAGCGCAACTTTCAATTTTTGTTACACCCTTAGCAACAATCACACGAAATGGAACTTTTGGGAATTCGTTTGATTTTCCATCGTAAGTGAAAGTAACAAGTTTTTGTTTGGAAATAGAATATCCTATTGCTCCCAAAGCAACAATAGCTACAACGAGTCCAGACGCTTTCATTATAATATAAAATAACATATATTTTTTTCCCAATTATATAAATTCCTATTTACAGTCTAATCTTAAAACGCATCAAACAATAAATCAGAATGAAAGAGATCATTCAGTACTTTGTTAGCAAATGGCATGTAATCATTCCTGCACAAACACAGACTTACTCCTTGTGACATTGCCAGCGCCATTTGGAACTTTACAAAGTCATCGCTTACATATAACCCAAAAGAACGCAAATTATTTCCATTCAAATATTCATTGAATTTTTTCATGAATTCATATATTTTCACTTGACTTGCATCTTTTGAATTGTGGATTGCTTCTTCTATTATTTTACTAGCCTCTGCGTACAATTTCTCCCTACATTCAATAGGAACTCTTTTAAACGTTTCACGAGGTTCAATAAACGCGTTTAGAACTTTTTCAGCTAAATTTTTACTTGTTTCTGTAAACATCGTGCTTATAATTTCTAGAAAGTGTTGCGTTGTTTCTTTATTTACACGCGTTACTATGCCAAAATCTATCAATCCCAATTGATAAATTGGCTCCTCTTCATTTTTAATAAAAATAATATTTCCAGCGTGCAAATCTCCGTGAGTTACGTTGTCGTTTATAATTGAAACAAACCCATATTTCAAGACAAGTTTTGCATACTCATCATAATCTTTTTCATCCAGTTTTGAAATATGAACGCCTTTTACGTAATCCATTATAATAATGCTAGGATACTCTTTTGTTGCGTACTCGTGAACCTTGGGTATCTTTATATATTTCAAGTTTTTGCAGTTTTCAGCCATCTCCATTGTATTTTTAACCTCTTCTCCGAAATCTAATTGTTCACGCAACAAATTAATATTCTTTTTAATTACATTGGGAATGTCAAGTGTATTAAATTGCGGAATGAATGACACCAACTTGATAAAAAACAACAACTTTTCAATCGCGTCGTCCAACATGTCATCAATGTTCTTTCTCTTCATTTTAACAATCACTAGTTCATTGTCTATAGTCCGCATTTTATAAACAAGTGAAATCATTCCTGAATTTATTGGTATTATACCATTGTCAGGAGTTAAATAATAATCTTTTATTATTTCATTAAATAAATCAGTATCAATGTCGCTCTCCGCATAAGGCGCGGAATCGGTGTATTTCACCAATTCTGCATTCATTGCACTATCAATCAAATTATTATTGAGAGAAATTGCTTGAAACATCTTGACATATAAGATATTTTTTTTAGATAAACTTCTAGCCACTCTGCGGACGAATTCACAATAATTTTGCTTGAATAAAAAACAAATGCATTCATATAAAAAAATGGCGGCAACGTCAAGTATAAATATTATGTTTGAAAATGTTTTTTTTATTGAATTTATATTATATAATATTGCAAACATCCTTTATCTATGTTATATTTATTTTCTCTATAAATTGTTTGGATCTCAAAAATATTTTTCCAATAATCGTTGTTGCCATTTTTTCCACAAACTCTGGAAAATCAATTGTGTTGTAAAAATTTGCAGTCGTTTTAATGCTTGCTTTGTAAGGATTAATAAAATTGCACGTAGTAGTTGCGTGTGAAATTTGCAAAAGTTCCACGGACGGCTTTAAGTTTCTTTTTGGTAAATTGTTATTTGTTGTTGTTGTAAAAATAATTTGGTTGGTTATGTTTTCAAGTTTAACGTCAAGGTGAGCGTATTTTTGCGGAATTCCAAAATCGTCAAAAAAGTGTTTGAATAATATAAAAACCGTTGCAGATTTATCAGAATGTTTTTCTAAATAAAAGTCTTCAAATATATCTGCTTTGTTTATTTCGTGTATAATTGTAATAAAATCTAACGTAATAATTTTTTCTAGCAAAACGTTTTTATTTTCAATGTCATATTCAAACAAAAAACTGTTTTTCTTTATTTTGGTCATCTTGTAATCTTTCTTATCCATAATTATTCTTTTATTGTTTGTTTCATCGTTCATTTATTATATTTACCAGCCAATATAATAAATGAATTATAACTCTTAATAATTTGCTTTATATGAGTGTGTTTATTTATGTTGCGCGTCTTGTAGTTTATTCACGCCAAAATGCGCACTGCATTTTTTACATCAATGGCAACGTTTTGCATGTGGATTTTCTCATCACTCCAGCAATGTGCACAGCCTTCACTAATGCTCAAGTTCCAATCAAGTTTTGATGCATTGTTTGTAAATATGCCGTTGAAAATCTTGGACGCGCGTTCTTGATGAAAATCTGACGTGGTAACAACAATTTCAACAGATTCCGCATCATCGTATGACTCGGAGATCCACTTTTTCAAATAAGCAAAATTTTCTGCAGTATTTTTGGCCTTGTTGTCCAATACAATTTTTCCCTTGGACCCTGTAATTTTTTCTCTCATTTGTTCTGCCTCTGTTGCAATCACGGCATTTTTAACTCCACCAGTCACAAACCATACAATATCCGAATCTTCTATTGACACGGCGTAATTCAGAGCCGCCGAAACGCGTTCTTGTTGAACGTCTTCAATGGCGCATCCAAGCACCACCATGACAGTTGTTTTGCTATAGATTTTTGTAGCAAAACAGCTAAGAATAAATAACGCGGTTTTAATTCCAAACATCCTGAATATCTTTGGAATTTACCAGTTTTAAAATTTTAGGTCAATTTTTTTTAGATGTCCAAGCTGACGGTATTCTTGTCAGACTTTTGACGTCTCTTGCTGCGCTTTGGCATATTACCATCCGACTGCAACTCTTTCAAGTCGGAAATACTAATTGTGCTGCTATCATTAATGTTTATGCTATTGTTATTTTGTTGAGGAGCAGCCTCTTGAATGTTAATTGTCTTGGTCTTTAAACCAGACAAAATGTCGGAAATATCGGCGGGTCCCTTCATTTCAGCGCGAGGACCAGGACCGCGTCTGCCGCTTCTGTCTCCGTCATTTGCGCCTGAAAAGTTCTCCCTGATATTGATTCCATCATTCTGATTGGGATTAAAACTGCTTCGCCCCATGCTAGCATTTAGATCAGGTCGGCCGTTGAAACTACTATTGTTACCAGGTCGGCTTGAAGGAGCATTTATACCCTGAGTAGCCATGGGCGGTGGTGGAGGACCGGTCATAGGAACCTGGGGCTCAGGGTTCATCATGTTATTCATAAAGCCGGAAAACCCAGGACTCTGTTGGCCCATGGAATTTACCGCGGCTGTTTGAAACTGACGCATCAAGTCAGGATTTTGACGCAAGATATCGTCCATGCCTGGCATGGCAGACTTGAACATGGTATTAGTCATGTGGACCATCATTGCACTTCCGCCAAGTTGAAACAGTAACTTGAGTTCTGGTGCCATTGACGCTTTGCTCTTATACTTATCATAAAGTTCACCAAAAACATCGTCATAATCAGTCATGTTCTCGTTCACTTGCTCCGACCAGCCGTCCAACTTTACGTCAAATGGATCAAAACGGTTATTTAAAAACTCAATACCATTAATGCATGCCATGAGCATGTTTCCTTGAAACTTTACTGAGTTCTGTTTTGTCTTTTCCTCCATAATCATCTCGTATTCACCCTGCATCTCTGCGAGAGGAGACTCCATGCTGTATTTTTTAGTCAAATTAACGCCTTTTTGTTCTAAAGCTTCCAACTTCCTTAGAAACTTGAACTTCTCTCTTAAAAGCTCCTCCCTGCTCATTTGAGGTTGGCTAGACATAGGCTTGTCAGGGTTAATAGGAACATTGTTGAACTTGGTAAAACCATCCCATGTCTTATTTTCAGGAGAACCCTCTGCTGTGGCTTGACCAATAGTTTTGGAAGCATCGTCAAACCTTACCGAAGGTTTCTCGTCATAATTAAGAGAAAAACCTTTGCTAAACATATCGGATTGTCCCTCAAATAAATTTCGGTCAGGTTCCTCTTCCACTAAATCATTCAATTCATTCTCTAAATTATTCAAGTCATCAAGGTCAATGTCGCTTGAAGGGCGTCCACCGGCCTTCTTGTTGTCATTCATCAAAAGTTCAAGTCCACCGCCAAAATTAGATGACTTTAAAGATGGTCCGCTGTTTCCCATATTTAATTCAGAAATGTCAATAATTTCGCTGTCCATTCTATCTATTATGATTTAATAAGAACATATAATTTTAAGTAATACGAATTGTAAATTATATTTTATCCACTTTTGAGAAAAGTGAAGCAAAATTAATTAGATTGTCAAGATAAACCATTAGAAACTTTAATTTTCTAAACGTTTATATAATGACTTCTTTAACGGGGATTGTTCCTGTTCCTATTCCTAAACCAAAATTATCAAGAGCAACGTCTTTAACTGTATCAAACCAATCAAGGGGGACGTGTTTTGCACACGCTGCGTCGCGAATATTAGCACGGTTTATCAAAGTAATTGGCAGGCGCTATTTTGATAGTGCTGTTATAGAAAAATGCAGTTATTATTATAAAGAAGATTGTGCTTTAAATCCATTTGAATGTTTTAATAAGAATTTAAGCAGATACAAATCATATACTGCGCAACCAAGTCACTTAGATGTTTTAAATTTTAGAAAAACTAGATCACAAAAATACTTTAAAAAATACCCATCCTGTTTAGGAGACGCTGCAACGAGAGACGAAACAGAAAATCTTAAAGAAAATATATTTGCCGCTTTATACTCATACATTTATATTACTATAACTAGTAAATATGGATGCAATGGAGGCAAAACTTCTGAAATAATTGACGATTTTTTACATAATAATTTAAATTCCGAAATAAGTGTTGAAAATATTGCGTTTACTTTAAATTTTGCAAAACCATGCACTGAAAGCACTTGTTTTCCAGTTATAAAATCTGCAAAACAAATAGAAACTGTTTTAAAAATTCCATACGTAAGATTAATTTGCGAATCACTTTACAATGTTTTAAATGGTTTAAAAAATGAGATAAAAGATTCAAATTATGATATTTATGCAACGGCAATTACTGTGGATGATATTGGTGCTCAATTTAATTCGCGAGTAGAACATTTAAAAAAACGGCTAGACCTTGGATTTTATGGGGGCCTATTTCTTAAAGTTAGAGGGGAAAGGCATGCAATGGTTATAACTTCTTACGAGGACGTTATTATAAATGGAAAAATAGCAGATACAAATTTTGTTGTTAAAAATTCAGTGGGTGTAGATTTTATATATTATGTACAAGGAAATCGTCAAGAAAAAGGTGTGTTTAAGATTTCATTAAGTTCAATAATTCCACAAATTAAATTAGACGAAGCAGCAATTGCATATATTGTTATTACAAAATCCAAGCCCAATGAAAATCCAAATATCAAAGAGTTAAAAAGTTCTGGAGGTCGTCATAGGAAAAAAAGAAAGACAAAGCGCCAACGACTAAAACAAAGTCGCAAAAGTAATAAAACCCGAACAAAACGCTAAACATATAACTGTAACATTTCATTTGCTGCTACTATTTTTTACACTAGTTTAGTTTCAATAAACCACTTACCTTGCAAAAAAGAATCTGCTAAATCATCTTTTTTCAAATGGTTTTTAAAGAATGTTTCCCACGAAGTATAATTAATGTTATTTGAAATGTTTTCCAAGCATTGCTGAACTCCCAACTTTTTTCTCTCACTATAACTGGTTTTTAAACTCGCATTCTGGTCTTTCAATTTGTTGGAAGCTGAAACAAACTCTATGTTGATGCTGTCATTTCTCATGATAAAATATTGGGCAATCATTCCTTGCACGGTTTTCATGCGATTGGCAATTGGACTAATTTGATTTTCAATAACAACGTGGGTAAGAGTTGACAAATGTTCATTCAAAATTGTATCCAACTTCAGTTTCATATTTTTGCCGATGGTGACTAAATCTATTTTTGACGCATTTGTATCTATTATGGGTTCAAAGCATTTTTCAAAAACATAATTGTTAATTAATGCCGCTAAATCGGACTTTTTAATAGGATTCTCATATTTTACTTTATATTTGTCAGCCAATTCATATAGTCCACTTATTTTTTGTTTATTTATATTTGACGGCTTTAAGTCAGTTGTTGGGACTTGGAACGGTTGTTTTTTGCTATGTTTCAAGCAATAGCATTTTCCATTTTTAATAAATTTGGCAGGTTTATTGCAGTCTTTGAATTTCTCTATTTCACAACACTTTGATTCGGATTTTTGACTTAGGTTTATACTATCCCATTTTGCGATTTCGTAGTTACCAGTTCCATCGTCTGGTTTAACAAATAAACAAAATGCCAAATTTTTAATTCCAACGTCTATGCTTAACACCTTCATATTCTAATAAGTTGTTATATAATAATATTCATGTGTATTATTATTTAAATCGTATATTAGAATACTATTCCCTTATTGGTTATTTATTGGTTATTTATTGGTTATAGGTGCGTTAACAATTGGCGCTATCATTCTAGCCTGCAACTGTTCTCTCGTTAAATAAGGCTGTTTCAAGTTGCTGTTGCAATAACCAAAACCAGGAACATTTGTGTCAAAGGTAGATTTGAACGCATAAGGAACGTTAGATGATGGGGTTGCATTTGTTTGAAAGTGAGTTGGAAGACCCAACGCGCTGCAGGCCTCTTGGTTGTTAATTTTCATAATATTACTTGCATTGTGCGTTAAAAACTGTCTATATTGCCAACTTGTCGTTATATTTTCTTGGTGGCGAATACGATCATTCACAACCGCCTCTGGTTGCCAACTAGAATAAACTCTACCATCAGCCATAATAGGAGGAAAATCAAAATGAATATTGTTAGATCCACTGTAACATGTTGCCCAAGACATAATATATTATGATTAGAGAAAATTATTCAGAAGTCAACATTTTAAGAATAACATTTTTAGTGGCTTTGGAGTTTTCTTGGATTAAACCTTTTGCAAGTGCGATACTTTTAAGTTTTGTCATTGACATTTTTTTATAATCAACACCTCCAGATTCTGAGTGTTCCTCTAAATTAGAAATATCAATACTCTTAATAAAGCTCAAGTTATCTGGATTAACTTTTTCCGTTAATTCTGACTCAACGTCTTGGTCAAGATCTTGGTCAATTGTATTATTTTCTTCGTCGTTTTCACTTTCTAAATCATCCATGTCATCAAGTTCTTGCATTTCATCTAAATCTTCCAAGTCTTCGTCAACATTTTCAGATTGTGAATTTACAAGCTCTCCAAAATTTATTATTTTAATAGTTTCTGCATTATCATTTGAGCTTAATTCAATAATATTTTCAATCGGCGCAATAAATTCAAAACCCGAAGAAGCTTTGCTATCTTCATCTTCGGAATCATCTTCTTCTTCGGAATCATCGTCGTCGTCACTATCGTCATCTTCATCAGAAACAGGAATCAAATTGTCGGCATCAGAATTATGGGAAAATGTTGTTTCTTGTTGTCGTTGTTGTTGTGAAACTCCGCCAGTTTGAGGAACATATGACATCATTTGTAAACGTCCTCTAATAAAATTTAGCTCTTCAGCCATAGTTGAAACAAGTCCTAGCATAGAGGCCATTTTATGGTTTTGTTCCTGAAGACGTTGAACAAAGAACATACCTAAAAGTCCTACAAGAAGTAGAGTAATTCCTAAAGAAACAAGAAAAGGGACAGTAAATATATCAGATAAAGCCATTATTAACAGAAGTGTATATATTTTTATTTTGTGGCGAACGAATTATCAATTATTTCTTTTGGATAATTCATGTCATGCAAGACTTTAATTCCACCACGCACGGTTGATATACCTTTATCCAACAAATAAGTATATCTGAAATCTTCTCCCATTTTTTCTGTTTTCATGTGAAAATTTTCTATAGCGGAATTATCATTTAACTTTTTACACAAGTCTATAAAATGTGTCGTTAAAATACAATTTACATTTTTATACTTAATTAAATAAGCCATGAATGCGTTCGCGCTTAACACCGCCTCGTCTGGATTTGTCCCTGAATATAATTCATCAAATACACAAAAATGTGCATCTTTAGAAGTGGTTTCATGAATAACATCAATAATCTCTTTGCATCGTCTTGCTTCAGCTTGAAATAAACTATCTCTACCCGATGTATCAGGAATGTTTAAATAACAATGAATGTATTTATATGGAGCCATATTTGCGCTTTCGTAAAACCCACAACCAAACTGCTGTGTAATAATAACATTTATTAATGCGGTTTTTAGAATAGTTGTTTTTCCTGAAGCATTTGGTCCGGTAATTATTATATTTTTTTTGAATTTTAATGAATTTTTGACCGGATTATTATTAATGAGCGCGGGATAATAAGCCTTTTTAAATGTATTTGATTTTTTCTTTGCAGTGAATTTTGCTAAACTTATATGCTTATTCTTAATGTTTTCAATTAGACCTTCTAAATTTTCAATATAACCATTGAATCCAAATGAATACAAGAATGCGTCGTTGTATTTTTCGTCATCATAAATATCGTAAAAAATCTTTAATACCTGACCCAATTCGCCGATTTTGCTGTATGATAAGCTATATGGCGTAATTTTTTCTAGATTCTCTCTTAACGATACAAGGATTGACAGTTTTCCTTTTAAATTTGTGTTGAATTTTTCGTAAGTTGACAATTCCGATGAGTATAATAAAAAATTATACATTTTTGCCTCGGTGTTTACAATATATTCTTTAATTTCATGTAAATGCGAATGTATCTTTTTCATATTTTGATGAAATCTCGTGCAAGTTAGTACATTTTGATAAATAGAGAACAGGTAAAACGCTGCAGACAGTAGAATATAAATTTTTTCTTCTATTTTAACACTTTGAAATTTTGTAAATAGCTTTCCAATAGCGTGATTTTCTGCAATTGTTTTAAGTATTTGGACGTATTCATTTACAGTAAGACTGAGACCTTTTGCTTTTATTACAAAAAAAGGAATGATAAGTATTATAAATGGCACGCACAGTGAAATAACTGGTGCTGCTAGGTTGTATACACTCATGATTTGAAGAAAATACTCTGATTTATTTAAATGCTCCCACATTGGCCAGTCAATATAATGATATTTCTCTTTGAATCCATTGTCGTTTTTGATCTCATCCCATATGTCAATTATACCACTTTTACCACTTTTATCAAAAGTGGAGCAAAATTCTTCGCTTAATGGTTTTGCTCCACTTTTCCCAAAAGTGGATAAAGTGGATAAAAGTTTCTGAGTCTCTTTTAAAAACTTGGTGTCGGTTGTATAACAAGTTGCCATTTGCTCAACAACTTTCTCAGCAAAGACAGTCTTGGGTTGAAAAGCGTAATGATATAACGGAGACCCGGCTGAAGGGTCAATTGTTTTTATTAGTTCTAAATCTGTTGCAATGTTCTTATTTAATTCCGTTTTATTCTCATTATAAAAAATTGGCAACTTGAAGTGTGTGTTTATTTTTTCTATATTGGATATGGACATTGTATATTATATCAAATATAGAGTTATTTTCTTTTTGTTTTACGCGAATTTTTATTTGTTTTTCTTTTTATTTGTTTCATTATTTACTTGGCCAACCCATCAAAACTAGCAGGCATCTCATTAATTTGAGTAGAGTAATGCGCCTCAATCTCCTTCAACTTTGAAACATCGCGCCGAGTAATCAGATTGATACCAACTCCCTTCCTTCCCCAACGACCACTGCGACCAATTCGGTGCAAGTAGTTGTGTACACACTTTGGAATGTCAAAGTTAATTACCAAGCTCACCTGTTGAATATCTATGCCTCGCGAAGTCACATTAGATGAAATCAATACACGATAACTACCCGTCCTGAAATCAGCAAAAGCCTTATCACGTTCAGCCTTGTCCATTCCACTATGAATTCGGCACACAGGGAAACCGTCCTCAATCATCGCATCGTATAGCGCAGCAACTCGCTTAATGCTGTTTGCATAAATAATAGTCTGAGATACCGACATAAAGCTATACAAGTCCTTCAGCGTCAAGTACTTTTGACGATCATCTTCTACCGCGACATAGTATTGCGAAATTCCCTCCAAAGTTAGCTGCTCTGCCTTTACTTGAATTCTCACGGGGTTTCTCATAAACTTGCTAGTAATACCATTAATGTGGTCGGGCAACGTCGCACTAAACAGCGCAACTTGGATATCCGACTTGAAATTCTGGAAAATATTATACACCTGCTCTTTAAATCCACTTGACAACATTTCATCAGCTTCGTCAAGAATCACTAATTTAATGTTCTTGGAAAGAATGTGATTTCTACGCATCATGTCATAAACGCGTCCAGGGCATCCAGCAATAATGTGCGGAACATTTCCCTTCAAATTTCCAATATCCTCGTCAATAGATGAACCGCCCACCAATACTTGAACGCGGAGATTCTTTATCATTGAACCAATACCCTTCATAACATTTGCGGTTTGAATGCTAAGCTCCCTTGTTGGCGATAGACATAGAATTTGAGTGGTATCACTTTCCGTATTTACGCGCGACAGAGCACCAATAGTAAAGGTTGCCGTTTTCCCTGTACCTGATTGGGCTTGCGCAATAATATCCTTTCCAATAATAATAGGTTTAATTGCCTTTTTCTGAATCGGACTGGGTTTCTCAAACCCATAAGCATAAATTCCTCTTAGCAAATTGGTATCAATCTCTAATTCATCCCAATTATTTATTTCGTAAGAAGAATCGTATGCTTCCTCTTCGATAGGCGTTGCGTTGTTATCTCTTTCAAGCGACATAATATATTACCGTTCTTATATTTAAATACATTTTATTTAATATCAATTTTTTTACATTAATAACAAATAAGTCTAGTGCAAAATATATAAAAAAAAATTGATATAAATGGAACTATAATAAATACAATAATATCATGACGATGGCAATGAGATATACTCTGCAAGATTTTAACGATATTACATTCAACGGGTTTGACATTGCACTTCCTGAAGAAACTCTTTTGATTATTACAGAATTATCGCAGCAGGTTGGCTCACCTACTTACATTAAAACTCCCACATTTCAAAAGCGCGAAAATATTTTAAAGGTTGCTCCCGACGCGTTGGGGGATTTCAAGAAAAAAAAGCGAGGAAAGCCGAATGAAATTCTTAATGACGCCGATTGGGAGACAATTAGAACCTTTCAAACAACAAAGATTGAACAAAAGGTTGGTATTGATGCGCAAATTGATTTGTTGCGTTTTTGGCTTAATAAAATGACAGACAAGACATTTGTGGAGGCGTGTGATAATATTTTGGAGATTTTGAATCAACTTATTCAAGAAGAAACTACTGGCGTAGACATGACGCGCATTGGAAATTCAATTTTTGAGATTGCATCCAATAATCGTTTATTTTCAAAACTATACGCTGAATTGTATTGCAAATTGATAGGCAATTTTGAAGTCATGAAGGATATATTTAAAGAGAATTTAGAAACTTTTATGGGTCTATTTAACAACATTGAATACGTTGACCCAGAGAAGGATTACGACAAGTTTTGCAAAGTAAATCTTGACAATGAAAGGAGAAAGGCGCTCAGTTTGTTCTTTGTAAATCTTACTATAAATAAAATAATTAGCGAAAGTCAGTTGCAATGCATGACGTGCGGATTGTTGAAAATGTTGGTTGAATTTATAAAGGAAGATAACAAGAAAAACGAGGTTGATGAAATTACTGAGAACATTTCAATCTTGTTCTCATATAACAAGCAGCTCTTTGAAACGTGTGATGAAGTGTTTGATGGAGATAAGTTTGTTGCGACAATTGAAAAGTTGGCAAATTGCAAGGCAAAGACTTACCCAAGTTTGTCAAGCAAGGCAATCTTCAAATTTATGGATTTGATTGAAATGTAAAAATAATACTTTACTATACAATTAGATACTCTACAATTAGATATTGTACAAATAATAATATTAAACAAATCTTGATTATTATTAGATGGCGGATATAAAAAATGAAGAAAATATAACCTTTTTTTTAAATGACGAAATGGGTTGCAACGACGATGAATTAATGGACCTTTATAAATTGCAAAACGAGCTTAATGAACTTGAAATATATGGCAATTCTGGTGATGAAAGCGGCGACATTTTTTTGGAGATGAAAGATTATGAAATGAATTATAACGTTAAACAATTAATGTTAATTTGCGAATATTATGATATTTTAAAGGACGTCCGGACAAATAAACTCAAAAAGCAAGATATTATAGAACAGATATTGTTATTTGAGAAAAACGTGGAAAATGTAGAAATTACTATGAAACGCAAAGAATTGTGGTATTATATAAGTGAATTAAAGAATGATAAGATGATGAAAAAATTTGTTATTTGGGGATAAACATAATTAAACGTATTTAATTATCTTTATAAAATATAGATGGTATTATCAAAATTAGATAAAGGTCTTAGTTATCCAGAGTTAAAAAGCGTTGACCCCGATGATTTTAAAAAAGAAGCAAATTTATACGAGATTGAAGCAAAAGACGTGGACATTATTATTGCGGTAGGTCACGCAAAAAAAAATTTTGAGGAAAAAAATATAACATATTTTCCCGTTTATTTAGTAAAAACAAATAACAAGGTCATTCAAATTGGGGTCTATGAGTTATTTACAACAGATTTGTTGAATTATATGGACGAAGACGGAAATTTAGAAGTTGAAAAGTTGGATGATCCTCTTATTTATACATTTGCCACAAAAAAAATGTTGGAAAACTTACGATTAGTGCCAGATTCCATTGCAGATGAACAAGAAGACTTGAAAGAAGACGAGGAACAAGAGGACGAAGATGAAGACGCAGATGAAGACGAAGATGAAGACGAAAAAGATGCCAAAGAAGGCAAAAAAACGCAAACAGAAGAAGCATTTGAACGGCCCAAAATTCCAAAATTGCGCGAAGATGTTTTTATGCAGTCAGAAGCGGTAGTTCCAATGTTACCGCCTTTAAATGAGGAAACCAAATTAGATGCAGAAGCAATCAAAGGAAAATATAAACAAGCGGCGGGCGAAACGTGGATTAAATCCTTTATGAAAAACAATAAATATGGCATTATAGACAACGAGGGAGGCGGCGATTGTCTCTTTGCAACTATTAGAGACGCGTTTGCGCAACTTGGTCAGCAAACAACGGTTCAAAAGTTGCGAAAAAAGTTGGCTGCAGAAGCCGATGAAAAACTTTTTTTAAATTACAAGGAACATTATGACATGTATACTGCGGCAGTTATTGGCGCTACCAAAGATGCAAAGGAATTGGAGATTGAGTATGAGAAATATAAAAAGCTTTATAGTGAAACTTTGGATAGAACTGAAAAGAAGCATTTTATTGAAGCGGCTAAAAAAGTTAAAGCGCAACGAGATAGAATATTAAATGAGAAGAAGGTTTCGCAAGATATCTTGAGCGAATATAAATTCATGAAAGACGTTGATACTCTTGAAAAATTCAAGAAAAAGATTCAAACATGCGAATTTTGGGCTGAAACTTGGGCTTTAAGTACTCTTGAGCGAATATTAAATATTAAATTTATTCTTTTGTCAAGCGAAGCATATAAGGGAAAGGATTTTGCAAATGTTTTGAATTGTGGTCAGCTAAACGACGATATATTAGAATCTCGCGGTGAATTCAATCCGGATTTTTACATCATGGTTGACTTTTTAGGCTGGCACTATAAATTGATTACGTATAAAAAAAAATATTTGTTTACCTTTTCCGAGCTGCCATATGATATTAGAAAACTTGTTGTGGATAAATGCATGGAACGTAATAGCGGAGCATTTTCATTGATTCCCGAGTTTATTAAATTCAAAGAGAATTTTGCTACGAAGGGTGTTTGCAAGTTTGAGGAATTGTCAGACGCTAAAATTCGCGGATTATATGATGAAGCTCTGGTGTTTCAATTTTATGATAAATCGGCTCACGGAAAACTCCCTGGAAAAGGCTCTGGCGAAACAATTCCGAAGGAAGCGGTTCATCATTTTTCCAATTTGCACGCTGTAAAAGACTGGCGAAGAAAATTAGACGATTTTTGGGTTGAACCTGATAAGACGTTTGTTCTAGATGGACATCGCTGGAATAGCGCGGAACACTATTACCAAGGATCCAAATTTAAAGAATCTAATCCGGAATTTTATTTGTCATTTGCGGCGGAATCAGGAACTGATTTGTCTAAGAATCCTGAGATGGCCAAGGCGGCTGCTAGTTCCTCTGGAAAATACAAGGGAGAACTTTTAAGACCGGCAGAGGTTTCTATTGATCCAACTTTTTACGGAAAACGCAAAGAGAAGGAGTTGTTTGACGCCATATGTGCAAAATTTACGCAAATAGAAGAGTTAAGACACGTTTTAATGGAGACAAAAAATGCAAAATTGATGCATTATTTGAAAGGAAAGGAGCCTGAATTGGCTGAACAATTGGTCATGGTGAGAGATAAAATCCGCGGACCTACTCTTAGTTTTTAACTTTTATTTTTATTTTATTTCAAAAATTCCTTCGCATTGTAATATAATATAATATAAATGGAAGAAGATTATGATAAAATAAGACACAATTATAGGAAACACGTTAAGAATTTATTAGACAATCACGGCAACGAAAAAATTATTAAAATTATAATAAGAAAATGTAGCGTTGGAAATTTAGTAACAAATCTTTTAAATATAACGTCAATGGGCCATTTTCAAAAAATTTATAATAAATTTAACGACGATAGTACAATTAAACACGCTTATATAATATGTAAAACTGAAAATAGTACAGTGTTTTTTTTAGAAAAAATGGATGGAATCATAGAAGCAAAAATTGACCATAATTGCAATAAGTATTTTCACGAAAAATACAAAGATGATGCAAATATTTTTTTAATAGATCAAAAAGGCAACGAACCAACTGTTATGGAACTATTTGAAAATACTAGAAAGTACATGGGGGATGAAAAATATTTTTATTTTAGTTGCTATAATAATAATTGTTGTACATTTGTTGAGGCTATTATTAAAAGCAATAACCTATCAAATGAAGAAAGTTTAAAATTTGTAGACGAAAATATTATTAATGTTTATGAAAATCTTCCGCTTCACGTTAAAGCATCTTTTATGAAAACGTCTAAGATTACCGACAAAATCTGTAAGATTTACAATAGAGCAATCATTATTAAAGAATTATTTAGTGACCAATTTTTAGAATAAAAATATTTATTTATTAATTTTACCAAAAACAGCATTTTCCACTAAATCTGATTGTCTTGCTGAGCCTGATGAGAGAAGTACTGGAATCCACTAATGCGTTAAAACATTCTGTAGTATTTTTAACGCTTTCGCCCTCAAATATAAGAAGCTTTTCTGTTAGCATAATATTGAATACTAATTTAACAATGTCACCACACACGTTACTTAATTCAATTGTCTTCTTTTTCAAATTTAATGTGGTAAGAAGTTCATACATATTGGAAAATAAGGAGATTAATTCAGGAACATCGTCTGCGTCAATTTTGTTATCGGCTACAATTTTTTTAAAAGAATCTTCTATTTTATTGAAAAATTGCGAATTATTTTGAAGAATCAATGAAATCACCTTTATAGTTTCAGGGTTCAATTCATATTTTTGTTGCATTTCTGGTCTAACTGAGGTTAAAATCATCAAGTTTAATAAAGACTTCATCTCAAAAATATTTTCAACCGGTTGTTTTGCAACAAGTGTGTCAGTTTCGGTTGGTTCAAGCGAAGCGATGGTATCTGATTCAACTACTTTAATAAATTCTTCAATAACAGCTTCCAATTCTTCAACTGTTTTGGTTGCTTGAGAAATAGGGTTGTTTACCTCTACTATTTCTTCTATAATTTCTTCTATAATTTCTTCCATTTTTTCTTCCATAATTTCTTCCATTTTTTCTTCTACTGTTTCTTCTTTTGGTTCAGCAGAAGGAATAATGTCAATAAGAACGTTTTCTGGTTCAGATTTTATTTCTTCTTGTTTAGTTTTTTTAGGTTTGCCTCTAGATTTCTTTTCTGGTTTGGGGTCCATTTATATTAATTATATAGATTATAATTCTAAATAATTAGTACAATTATATTATTTTAGAGTTTTCCCGATTATTGTTTAATGCAGTTTGAACCAATCTCGTTTAATTTAGGAGCCGGTGAATATGGACAACATCCATATCTAGTTCCAGCACATCCACCAATGGAAGGTTGTGGTGCTGGTTGTGGTGCTGGTTGTGGTGCTGGATTAGGAACAGGAACCGATTTTGTTACAACAAGAACGTGTCCAGTGAGAACAATTACCAATATGATTACAAGAAGCGCAATAATTATTATTTCCAATAAGTCCATATATATAAAACAGATATAAAAAAATAAAAACTAAGAATATAAGAAATGCTGAAGCTCACTAAAAATAGCGAAATGCTAATGTCATTTTTCTTAGAAAAGAAATGCATTAATCATTCAGAACAAACTTATAAAACCAATAATGTTTTGAAGCAATTATATCACGACATAAAAGAAGGAGAAGCCTTTGTAAAGTCACAAAAGGCAAAAGAAGGCGACAGTTTTTATAAATTAAACGTAACAAAAATTACAAACGTCTCTCAAATTCCGAAACCAAAATCTTTTAATCCAGGAAGTTTTCCTCCAGAAGTACGAGAACACATTGATAACAATATGTTATATAATTTGTCTTATACTTTTTCTCTCATGAATAGGGAGATCAGAGTCCATTTTATTGTTGAAGAGGCCAGCCCAGAGTATCAGATTGAACTCTACAACGAGTATATAGAGAAAATTCTTATCTGGTTGCACGTTATCAACGAATATGCATCAAAGAAATGTTCCAAACGACTTGTAATATATTTATATTTTACTTCTCTCAAAAAAAGACTTCCAGAAAGCAACATTCATATTTTGAATCAAAATAATGTAAATACTGCATTTACTTACACCTGTCCAGTGGATTCCGAAATTGTTGTTTTCAGGAGAGAAGAATGGTTCAAAGTGTTAATGCATGAAAGTTTTCACAATTTTGCCATGGATTTTTCAGATATGAATACAGAAGAATGTACAAAACACATTCTCTCTATTTTCAAGGTTAAATCCGATGTTAACTTATTTGAAGCATATACTGAATTTTGGGCAGAAATAATGAATGCAGCATTTTGCAGTTATTATTTTTTAAAAAATGCACCCACTCACACCGAAGACGGATTAATAAATGAATATTTATCAAATTGCGAATTTTTTATCAATTTTGAGAGAACATTTAAATTTTTCCAAATGGTAAAGACGTTGGATTTCATGGGTCTTAAATACAAAGATCTATACTCCAAGAGTTCTGTTTCTGAATCCATGAGAGAAACTTTGTATAAGGAAGCATCAAATGTTCTCTCTTATTATGTAATTACAACAATATTGATGAACAACTATCAGGGTTTTTTGGCGTGGTGCAATACAAACAATTTATCACTCCTTCAGTTCAAGAAGACGTCGTCAAATATTACTTCATTCTGCCAGTTTATTGAGAGAAATTATAAAACAAAGGCTATGACAGAATCGGTTGTATGTATGCAAAGATTCTATTACACTGTTAAAAAGACTGACGGCGTTGGCAAGAAATCAAAGTCTATGGATTTTATTTTGAATAATATGAGAATGTCGCTTTGCGAGCTTGGTTAGGATTTTCTGGATTTTCTTATTTTTCTAGATTTTTTGTTTTTTCTAGATTTTTTTGTTTTTCTAGATTTTTTGTTTTTTCTTGTCTTTTTCTTTTTTCTTGCTTTCCTTGTCTTTTTCTTTTTTCCTCCGTGAAATTCCGTGTCATAAACATCGTAATCATTTTTTTCTCCTTTTCCAAGCAATCCAATTCCAGGTCTATCTATTGAAGGATCTTCTGCTCTAGATGGCTGTGTTTGCAATTCTACATTAATTCTAGGCTTTATATTTTGACGCAGTAACATTTCACTGTTTTCTTGCATATATTTGTCTTTTGCTTTCATTCTAACTTTTAAAGATTTATCTCTCCTCAGGTAGTTGGAATGGTTTGCAGAATCCTTAAGTCTTTCGGCTTCGTGAACTTCCATCAAATCCGGCACGTCTTTCCATGTTTCTGAATTATCTTCAGATTTGTAATAATTTTCATACATCTTTAAATCGCCTGGATTTAATGCCATTTTATTTTATATTATATTACGTCTACAAAATAATATAAAATAATTAAATAACTAAATTCTATTGTTTACATTTAGCGTCTATGCGACTTTCTTCTTTTTCCACCCTTTCTGCTTTTTCTTGTCTTTCTGCTCTTTCTACTCCTTTTGCCACCTTTTCCAGCGCCAAAACCAGATTCAATGTCAACAGACCCGGTTTCCATGGCATTCATCTCGGCCGTTGTAGTGCGCCCCATGGCGCCTGTTTCATTCATCATTGACATTGGAGGAGCCGTTGGAGCATAACCTTCTTCCATTCGCGACATTTCTGCACTATTTGATCTTCCTAACATAGGTCTTGATGCAACAGATGGTTTAGACGCAGTTCCTTCTTCCATTGCGATTGTTTCTGCGGTCGTAGTTCTACCCAAATTCTCTGGCTGGCCAGCACGTCTTCTGCGAGACATTTTTCTATTCTTTCGCCTAAAAGTCTTAGAACGCATTTATATATTATGTTGAGAACAAAAACTTTCGCCAGGAATAGGATTTCTTCTGCATTTTTTATTGTTTTTATTTCTATGTTCGCAAATATATTTATAACAACCTCCTCCAGATGACTTTTTATTAGCTTTCCAAGCTGCGCTAGCTTCATCAAAATCAATGTTTACTTCATACATTTGTTTGAGTTCTTTGAATTCTTGTTCTTGTTCTAAATAACGAGATGAGCTACGAGTCAGCATAATTATATTTTAATGCACAAATCCGTTTAAGCGCGTTTGCAAATTTATTTGTCATAAAAGAAAAATTGAAACCGTTAATGACCGTTAAATTAAAACTACAACCGCCAAACCAAGTTCAAGATGGGAATCAAATACCTAAATAGCTTTTTAAAGGACAATTGTCCTGAATCTATCAAGTGCGTCTCCATGGGCGACTTGTCTGGCAAAAAAATTGCCATTGACGTGAGCATATATCTCTACAAGTACGTTGGAGACGATTGCCTTGTTGAGAATATTTACTTAATGATCTCTATATTCAGGCATTACAACATTATTCCAATTTTCATATTTGACGGGAAACCTCCAACTGAAAAAAAAGAACTATTAAAGCAAAGAAAGGAGGACAAGAAAGGCGCAGAAAATGAGTACAATCGTCTAAAAGAATGCTTACTATCTTCAATTGATGATTCTGACCGACAAGAAATAATTACAAACATGGACTCTTTAAAAAAGCAATTTGTATATTTGAATAAGACGCATATAGAAATTGCAAAAGAGTTGATAAAGAGTTGCGGCGTTTCATATTACGTTGCTCCAGGTGAGGCGGATGAATTGTGTGCATTGTTGGTAATAAAGAAAAAAGTGTGGGCGTGTCTAAGCGAAGACATGGATATGTTTGTATATGGTTGTCCACGCGTTCTTAGATATTTCAGTTTATTAAATCATACAGCAGTTTTGTATAAGATGAAGTATATTTTGCAGGAGCTTGGAGTTTCGCAAAAAGAGTTTCGCGAAATGTGCGTGTTGTCTGGCACAGATTATAACATATCAAATGACTCGGAAAACAGACCAAATTTACAAAAGACAACAAAGCTTTTCAAAAAATATAAAAAGTCAAAGGACACCGAGGACTTCTATGAGTGGATTCAAAAACATGACGACGTGTATATTGAAAATTACGATGCGTTGAAGAATGTATATAGTATGTTTGATTTGACAAACAATGGAAATATTAACACGAGTTTATGTGAAAAAATTCGCATTGTAAACACAAACGTTGACAATGATATGTTGCGACCAATTTTGGAGAAAGATGGATTTATATTTCCTTGTGAAGTTGCTCAAGGATAAGTATTTGAAAAATATACAATGTAATTAAATTTGTATATTTTTGTTTTATAGGTTTTTCTTGTTTTTATTTTCTTTTTTATTTTCATATTTTTTATTTTCTTTTTTATTTCTTGTTTTTCTTTTATTTTTCTTTTTTATTTCTTGTTTTTATTTCTTGTTTTTATTTTATTTTTCTTGTTTTAAACGGCGGCGGCAGCCTCAGCCTTCACCGACTTGGCGAAGTGAGGGCTCATGTACTTCTGAAGATTGAAGTAGGTTAGGACATCAGTCTTCTGGAGCTTGAGAAGAGCCGCGAGCTTGGCATCAGGGTTGATCTGGCGACCATTTGCCTTGTCCTGGAGATTGTTGGTGCGGATGTAGGCATTGATGTCGCGAGTCACTGCAGTGCGCGCCATCTCGGTGCCCTTGTCCTTGCCAAGGAAGGAGGCAAGCTCGTCGCTAATGCGAGTGGGCTTCACGAAACCACTGGGGGCGCGGTTGCCGGACTTGCGCTTGCGCTTGGAGCTCTGCTTCTGGGCAGCCTTAAGCTCGCGCTGCCACTTCTTCTCAAGACCCTTGTACTCAGACTTTAGGGAAGAGATGAGGGAAGCAAGCTGCTGGAGCTTAGCATTGAACTCGGTGGATTGCTCAATGATAGACGCCTCAAGGGAATCAACCTCGGTAACGGCCTCAACGGGGGCAGCGACAACGGGGGAAGCAGCCTCAGCAACGGGGGCCTTGGCCTTCTTGACAGTCTTGGGGGCCTTAACGGCAACATTCACAACGGGGGCGGACTCAACGGGAGCATCGGAAGACGACTTAGGCTTACTAGTTCTTACCATTCTATACTATACCTAGACGACTACCTTTTAAGTTGGTTTTAGGTCTAATATATATATTTGTGATGCCACACAATCACAAATGTATACTATGAAATTCTAAAAATGCGACACCGATTGAAAAAGCCAAGGAAGAGATGAAGCAGCATTTTCACTAACTAATGTCAAAGCTCCAAGCACGTAATAGGCTCCTAAAGTTTTACTATCCTTGTCAACGCCAGTATTTACGAGTTTTTCTAAAATAGTTAAAACAACCTTTTTAACATTTTCATTATTTTCTTCGCTATTCAAATAAGAAAAATTAATATTCCTAAAAGGATCGCCAAATGGAGGACAAATTTTCTTTTTCATTTCGCTTGTTAACTGTGCTCTATAAGACCAAATATCAATAAGTTCTCTCACAAACTTGATCATTTGAATCCTTGGCAACAATGAAAACCACAAAGGATCGCTGTAGTTTCCTAAAGCATCAATATTCTGAAATAAATCAAGGGTTCTTAATTCTACCGACTTTTCATTTGATACAGTTTCATCCTTAATCTCAATGTCAATAGGAATCTTTAGGACTCTGCTAACTCTAATTAAATTTCGCATGTCTTGTATCACCATTTTTGAGATGTCATTGCGATTATAAGGATTTTTCACACTCTTTCCAGATTTCAAAATCAAATTATAGAGAGAAATAATGTCAAAACCATAAATAAAACCATCTGCATCCTTGTAGCTGAAAAATTGCGAACAATCTAATTCTTTCATTGTGTCGCCGGTCAAGAAGTCCGAATCATTTGTGCAAAGACTTCTATTTGAAAACGCCGGACCGTGCAATAAATTGCACTTGCGCTGTAAAAATCCCCTAAATATTTTTTGAATGTTAACAATTGTTTTTGATAATTTTAAAAATACGTAAATGCGACCTAAAAGCTCATTCTTGTTTCCAGAAACTTTTAATTTATATTGCTTTGCAAACTGCTTCAATTGTTGCACGTTGTAATTATATTTAAAAAGAATATCAGAATTCTTAACAGTCGGTAAGCATAAATTGTCGTTATTAATTTTTTCTAGTTTTTTTGGCGTCGGTATAGTTTTTTCACATTTTGAAAATAAAACATTGTTATAATCTTCTATTGATATAACAGAAATAAGCACGTTATTTTTTTTAATAAAGTTTATATCCGTATACTTTCCAGCAATCATTTCTTATATATATCATATAGAAATCTTTTTGAGCCATTTTGTTAAAATAATATTATTTAAAGACGCGAAACCTTGAATGGTGTCGTTTCGCGAGAGTGATTTTCATTTCTAATAACATTTCAAAAAAAAATTGATTTAAAGATAGCCCCTTTATTATAAGTATCATAGCAAGCATGGCCGAGACAATCGTTGATGGAACCCAATTTAGCGCTCAGAATATTCGTTATTCTGCACCCAAGGCAAATGCCGCCGGTGGTAAGAGCGTCAATATTCTTAATAGTACTACTAATTCTGGTCTGAGACTCGCAACTCCTCTTATGTTGACGTGGGGTGCGTCTGAGTTTGAGGGAAATGGAAAGTTTGAAATGTCGCTGCAATTTCCTCGCGGCGAATACGCAAACGCTGATACTGATGCGTTTCTGCGAAATATGCAGGCTCTTGAGGCTAAGGTGAAGGCCGATGCGCTCGCCAATTCTAAGGATTGGTTTGGTAAGCAGCACACCAGCCCCGAGGTAATTGACGCACTTTACACTCCTATGCTCAAGTATTCTAAGGACAAGCTCACAGGCAATCCAGATCTCACCAAGGCGCCGACAATTCGCGTGAAGCTTCCTCTTTGGGAGGGCGTCTGGAAGTGCTTGATTTGCGACGAGGATGGCAAGAAGTTGTTCCCCGGTGAGGCCACCAAGACTCCGCTTGACTTTATCAAGAAGGGTACTCAGGTTGCGGTCATCATGCAGTGCGGTGGCATCTGGTTTGCAAACGGCAAGTTTGGTGTGACCTGGAAGCTCGCTCAGGCTGTTGTTCAGCGCCCCAAGGGCTCGCTTCTTGACGAGTGTTTGATTAAGCTCAAGCCTGCCGACAAGGCGCGCCTGCAGGCGACTCCCGCTCCTGACGCGGATGATGATGAGCCCGTTTCCAGTACCGTTGTTGACGATTCTGACGAGGAGGAGGAGGAGGAGGATGAGCCTGTTCCTACTCCAATTGTTGTTGCTCCTCCTCCGGCTCCTGTTGAGGTTAAGAAGGAGGTTGCCGCAGCTTTGACTGAGGAGCCCAAGAAGAAGAAGGTGGTCAAGAAGAAGGTTGCTGCCGAGGCTTAAACAAAAAAGATAATTAAAGTAAAAACAAAAATTAGATAGTAGTTGTACCCTGTAACAAGTAATAAATAAAAACTCTTTTTTATTTAGAAGGGAACCCAGGTTCCCTTTCAAACCCTCCTACATTATTTTTCATTTTTACTCAAAAAAATGAAAAACTTATAATTATTTGCGTCTATGCTTTCTAGTACGCTTAGACTTTTTTGTCTTTTTTATTGAACGCCTGAACTTTCTAGTTTTTTTTGTTTTTTTTGTTTTTCCACCCATAATAGCGCACTGACCCTTTTTATCGCATTTTTTTGTTATGCGTCCCAAAACTTTTTCGCTTTCTTCTCTCGGCAATGTGTCGTGGTGCAGCGCCTCTATTCCTGGAATTTGTCCTCTGAATGCTTCGCCTGACCTTGTCTCAGACGTTGCGTCGGAATCTTCCAATGGTCTGCACAATGGATCGTATATTTGCAAGTGTTGTATTCTAAGAAGATAACCCAACATTATTAATTCACTTAAGAATAGATTCGGTTCAGTTTTTGAAAATATTTTATTAGTTATTAATTTAAAAGCATTGTACTCTTTTGTCGCTCTTTGAATGTCTAAAACTCCATAAAAATACGCATCTAATCTTCTTTTAGCTTCTGGAAATTGTATGTTATTTAGATCAAATTCCCTACTCGTTGGCAAGGGGTTTCTTTTTGGCCCCCATCTAGATTCAGAAACAGGTAAAACTAGATCCGGTATTTCAAGCCCAGTTGAATCTCTCATATCAATTAAATGCAAGCCTTCTCTCGCTCTAAACTCTGGTTCTTCTCCTTCATTTGGTCTTAATTGATAATATCTATCTGCGCTATCAGGTTTTACCTTTTTAGTTACCCAAATTTCTTCCATTCGCATCAATCTTACTATATCCGCCTGCCAAGTTCCTCTTGAACTTAATTGAAATTCACCACCTCGTCCCCATATTTCAATAAAATTTGCTCGCAATTGTTGTTTTACAATATAGTCTAATGTATCCAACATATCAGGCGTTACTTGCGCTTCACCTATATATTGATGAAATAACTGATATATATTTCTCACAACTTGAACATCTACTTCAGAAGTGGTTAGTCCAGCCCATCGTTCATTGTCTTCTAATGGCATTTGCATTGGCGCAGAAGGACCTGGCAACCCCATAGCCATTGTTAACGAGACATTATTTGTTATATAACTTGATAATGCTGCTTTTTCGTCTGCAAATTCTTCAAATGTGTTTAGCATTTCATCTATAATTGACGTTCTCATTTTAACATCTAAATCATTTCCATGCCCAGTGATAACCCAACATCCAGACGTCGTTGTTTTGCTTGGAGACACTAACGGGAATACTTTTGCAAATACAGCCATTAAATCTCTATTTGACAGATTGGGTGTTTGTAGTTGACTTTTAATTTCTTCAATTATTTCTGGTTCTGCCATTTAATGCTTAACTATATTATTCAAATATTATTTTAATAATTATATCTGCTTTTTCATCTATGTTATAAATATCCGCATCTAATATTTTTGATATTCCCTTTTTTCTTAAAACGTGTGTCTGAACCGGTCTTAGAAATAGTTGGTCCAAAGGCAATTCAAACGAATTATTTCCAATCTTTATGATTCTTGTCTTCTCATTCAAGAGAGAAAAAGTAATTGGAATACGTTCAGTTATTACTAAATTGTTGTCCTCGTCTATCTCCATATTTTCAGGCAATTCCGGATTGCATTTTACTACTATATCCGATTCAAAATGCAATTCGCTGTGCCAGAGAGGAACAAAATACAGCTTATTATCAATGTCTAGTTTATAGACGTTGTTCTGGAATAAATCATTTATGTTTGGGTTCAGTACGTAAATCTGCATGTCCTTGTATTTGTCTAACAATATTTCTCTCACCTTGTCCAAAGTATTGTCAGTTAAACGCAACAAAGTCTTGTATTTAACAATAAAATTGTAGACTGCAAGAGACTGTTCTTTATTCATGTCTTCAAATAATTTCAATGAAATTTCTTTACATCCGCTCACAATATCTTTTACAATGTTTGAGAGAAATTCATTGTATTTGCCTTTTAGAATGCCGTCAATAAACAAATGCAATATTGCAGTGTAACCTGAATTCAAATTGATATGTTCTTCCCCAAGTTCAGTATAATTATTTATAATACTTATTTCTCTCTTCAACACTTCATAAGCATGTTGGATTCTTTGGAAATATTGGGTTGACTCTGGAGTATTGCCGTTCTTATCAGGATGGTTTTGCAGCGCTAATTTATGATATCTTTTCTTTAATGATTCTTGCGATAGATTTGAAACGTTTTCAATTTCAAATATATGTAAAGCTTCTTCTAGGTCCATTAATTAGTATTTTAACCAAAATAATATCTAAGTTGTAAACATTATTTTATATATTAATTTGGGATAGACGATGTGGCAACTTTATAATCAATATACTCTTTTGTTTTATTTGACATTTGTTTCGCAATGTCACGTGTATTATCAACATTGTTAAGTCCAACGTGTCTCTTATTTAACCCAGATACTTGAGTTCCGGGCGCAACATAAACTGTACCATTAATGTTAGTAGTTCCATCCAATGAGGCGTCCTTAATATATTCCGGCATTATAAATAATAAAAACATTCTAATTTTTATTAAGTTAATCCATATACAAAAAACACAACAATGTTTCTAGAAACAAAACAAAACAAAAAATAAATTTAAAAAGAATGGATTATACTAGCCACGTAAAACATCAGGTTCTCTACATGATAAATCGGTCTGTAATTATTGTTATAGTATTGAAAAAAAGTATACGTTTTTACAAGCAATCCAGAAATATCTTTATCCTTAATCTTTTTTTGAGATATTAAAGTTGAAATAATATACCACACACATTCTGCAATGTCTAAATTGTAAATGAATATGTCGTATAAAAGATCCCTAAATTTCAAGAATTTTATTTCTTCTATTTTTATAATTGAATCAATAATTTTATCGCAAATGATTTTGTGTGGCATCATTAACGGATCAAGAACGTTGCTTATATTTTTTATATTTGCAATATTTTCAAGCTTTATAGAATTTGGAAGTCTAGTTTTAATACATTTTGCATAAAGCGACTTGGTTGGCCGAGGAATATTTATTATCTCACAGCAATTCAATATATTGTCTGGAATAAAACTAATTTTTTCGGCAATTAATATAAACTTCAAATCAATTGCGCTCGCATTATTCTGTTGCATGTAGCTGTAAAAATTTTCCAAAAGCTCGCTATGTATTTCGTGGAAATATTTGCACAATATAATTCCCGATTTTTCTGTTTTTGCCGAAATAATGTCAATGATTTGCATATAAATGTCGTGCCACAAAAGTTTTGAATTGCAACCCAAGAGAGACATATCAATCTCATAGTGTATGTCACTAATCTTGAAAAAATATTGCTGTTTATTAAACGTTATACTAATCTTCTTTTCATACTTTAATTCCGTTGGACTGTATTTTTTAATGGACTTCAACATTTGAGTGTACTTCCCAACGCCTTGCGGTCCATAAAATATCATGTTTTTCAGACCTGTTAGCTTATTAGGAAATTTTTGATATATTTTATTCATTTTTGGATGCAAATCTTCTTTTTGATTTGAAACAACGTATTCTTCAAAATGGGTTTCACGAAACTTCATTATATAATGAAGCGCAAGAATCTTTATTTGATTATATTACTTATTTTATTATTTCTGCGTTTTGTCTTTGTATATTATTGGAAATTTTATATTAAACACTTTTCACCATATTTAATCAGTCTAAGATATGAATATAGTTAAAACAATTGAACAATATGATGACAATAATATATATTTTTGCGATCCAATTAAAAACAACGTGATGAATGATGGGTTTTTCATCAGAATTCTATACTCAACGCCCTTATTCGTGGTTAATGGAATTAATTTATTTGTAGCATTAAACGATATAACGATTGATAAATATTACAACAAATACAGGTGCAGTTTTGTTGCAAATAATCACAAACAAACGATTGAGAGTATTAAAACAATTGAAGAAAATTTACTAAAAAATGTCAATATAAAAAATAAAATTCCGCAATTTAAAATTTATGAGCAGCTTAGGATTGGAAATATAAAAATTTTTTCTGAAAATGTAGAAAAAATTAATAACAATTTATTTATGCTTAAAATATCAGGCATTTGGGAAACAGAGTTTCATTACGGCGTCACTTATAAGTTTGTCAAAATTAACCATCCGTAGAAAAATACTTTAATATAATTCCTAAAGTGATCACCACAATAATGTTTATGATTTCTAAAAAGTACAAAACTAATCCCGTCGCCTTTCCAATTGCTCCGGTTTCTATGAAACTTTTATCGCGAGTGCCATTATAAAATATAAACATTTGCACCATTAGTAAAACAATAAAAATATTCATAAAACTATAATAACCATTTGCAACGTTTCCATTTGTTATTTGATTAAAATAAAAACTTAGCAAGTAAACCATGTAAACTAGGATTCCTATCAATACTACAAATGGTCCAACTGTTATTAGCTGGGATATAATAGATGATGCGTTTTGCTGAGTCCTCTTCACATTGTTCATTAAATACCCCATTAGTAAAAGAGTTCCGGTTATAATAAAAGAATAACCAGTAATAGTTCCGGTTAAACTAGAAGCTGAACTAGATCCCATTGTGCATATAATAATTATGATTCCAACTACTATTAATGAATTGTAAATGTTTGAATACCAATTAATTGTCATGTCTTGTTCTTATATATAGTTTATATTATTTCTTATCCAGAGACTAATGTGTGATATTTTGGACATAAATTTACAAAAGGATGGGGTCTTAGGTTTCCTCTAAAATTTTGTTATTTAATGCGTCTATTTGGTTTTGTAAATCTTTTATTTTTAACAATAATAACGGCACCATCTCTAAATAGTTGACAGATTTGATTGAAACATCATCGTCGCCTATAGTAGCTGAAACAGTGTTTACTAAATTTGGAAAAAGTTTTTCAACGTCTTGAGCTATAAAACCAAAATGTTCCTTTTGTTTTGCGTCGTCTTTATAATTGTATTTTACAGGATTCAATAATAACAAGTTGTCGGTTAAACTTAAGGACAAGTCTTCAATATTATCCTTTAATTGCAAATCAGATGGGTTGTTAATAGAACCGCCTACAAATAAATCGCCTTTAATGTAGACAGTCGCGCTTGAATTAGTCGGACTTAAAATAAGTTGATTATTATTTGTGGAATAATACCATGTGATTGGTGATGAACCTATATTAAAATTTTTTATGTAAGACGACTGGTTTGCTTGTTTTCCACCATAATTTGATTGCGACATTTTACTATATATTATATCAAAACATTAGATTTAATATTTAATAACCCAATTGTGTTTATTAAATATTAAAAAAATATTATATTAAAATATAAATGAGCAGATTTAATGTTTCCACAAATCATCCAATAATACCAAATGCTAATGAATATATGTACGAAAGACAATATGTATCTATACACTCAGAAGATAGAAACGTTTTACGATTCCCATCGTCTTCCGAATTTGAAGTAGAATTGCCGCAAGATTATTGCAACGTTCAAGCTGTCAGATTAGACTCTTGGACATTTCCCGCGAATTACAATACTTTTTCTCTAGCGCAAAATAACATTGCCATTGTATTTGAAATCACTGACCCATATAATCCAAGCGATTGGATGGTTGACGATCCACTTTTAGCAATTATAGCAGACGCTTTATTTGCTTATAAAGGGCAACAATTTATTGCTGTTATTGAAGAAGGATTTTATAACCCGTTTCAAATTGCCACTGAACTTACAAATAGATTTAATAATTCAGTGTCTCAATATATTAGCAGTTATATTTCCCAAAATGCTCCCGATTTACTAACGCAGTTTGATTTAGCGGGAGGATACAATCAATTTGTTATAGTGTATAATGAGGTTGGTCAAAAATTGTGGTTTGGTAATAAAAGCTCCAATTTTGTTATATCAAACAACTCTGCTATATATTTAAACAGTGTTATAAAAGATGCGATATGCTTTAGACAACAATATCCTGATTTTACAAATTGGGGGTTGCCGTCTTATTTGGGATTCACGCGTTGCGTCGCAACTACTTCTACGGCTTCAAATGGTTCATATCCTAGATTTTTTTATGGTGACGTAAGTCCAGGAGACAATGGTTTTTGGTTGGTGCCAGATTCTCAATATCTTGGAAACAATGCGACAATACCGGTTTATTATTTAGAGGCACCCAATAAAATTAATCTTATGGGAAACTCGTATTTCTACTTGGAGATTGACGGAATGAACAGCATTGACGAGTTGATACCCTTTGCTGTCAATAATTTTACAACTACGACAAATGAATCCGCTTCAGTTGTGAAATCTGCGTTTGCCAAAATTGCTGTTACAACAACGCCGCTCGCACAGTGGTTTGATAACAATGCTGGTCCAAGTAAAGTTTACAATCCACCTGCAGAGAGAATTAGACGTTTGAAATTAAAGTTGAGATATCACGATGGTTCCTTTGTAGAATTTGGTAAGTTTGATTTCTCAATTATGTTGGAATTTATATTGTTTAGACCTCAACAACGAAGAGACTATAAGATGTTTGTCCCCGAATCTATTGGAAATAGTTAAACCACCTTTAAAAAAGGTGGCGCCAAATAGTTAGACCACGCCATATGTGGCTTTCAACCAGTCTGTCATTGTTTTTATAGTGCACGTCTTATAGTCTTCTTCAAAACCGTCCAATTTTAAAAAAGACGGTTTGGACATTTTTGGCGTTTTATAGAACACATAATCGCCGTATTTTCCCTTTCTTATATTTATATTATTAGTAATAATTCTTATTATTCCTGATTCACTTGAAGACGATGATTGTGTGTCCGTTCTTTCCAGAACTTCAAGAACATCTGCAAGAGCGACATTTTCCATGGGTCTGTTACCAAAGCAAGATAGAGATTTTGAGTTTTGCCCCCACGTTGCGTAGAGCCCATACTTGCCCTTCTTTAAAAAAAGAGGTTCTGCCTTATATGTTCCCAAGTGAATTTGGTACTGTTTTGCGGGTGCAATTAAATCTTCTAGTTTGTATTCTCCTTGTTCCAGCTTCTTCATATCCACCCCTTCTTTAACTGGTAAAAAAGATACATTATTCTTTTTACCAGATTCCATGTCATCAATCTTTTTAATAACTGGTCCATGCTTTCCAATAATATAAAAATGTTTATCATCTATTTTGATCTCGCACTTTTTCTCGTCTACTAATTTTTCGCAGCATTTATTGATCTCTTTCAAACAATCTTCGCACAGCTTATACCATATCTTTTCACCTCTACCAATTTTATCTAAATCATCTTCCATGTTCTTTGTATAATCATAATTAAACATTTCCTCAAAGTTTTTGTTTAGAAACTCCATCACGATAATTCCAAGAGGTTGAATTACTAATTTGTTCTTCTCTGCTCCAAATTCTCTCGTAGTATTAGTTTCCGTTAAAGCTTCGTCTTCTAGTTCAAAGTCTTTGCATGCAACTTGTTTACCTGGTATGTCGTCCTTCTTAACATAACCGCGCTCTTGAATCTTATCTATCAGAGTGGAAAACGTAGAAGGTCTGCCAATGCCATTATCTTCCAAGAGCTGAACCAACTTTGCTTCTGTGTAATGCATCTTGTTATTTTTAAGAGTGACTTTGGCTGTTATCTTTTTATAATTAATTATTTGGCCTTGTCTCAATTGCAAAAGATAATTGTATTCCTTGTCCTTGATGGCCGTCTTGGTTTCCTTATTTTTAATTATTTTCCAGCCAAGAAAATCCAATAATTCACTTGTCAACGTGTATTTTATTCCCTCAACGTCGGTGGAAATTGTGCTTGTAAACGAGAAATACTCTGCCTCGGCCATGCAGCTCTCCATTGTAGTTTCCCAAATCATCTTGTAGAGCTTTTTCTCTCTGGCACTCATTTCGTCGGGAACATTTTTAACAGTCAGTTTTGTAGGTCTTATAGCTTCATGTGCTTCCTGAGGAGGTGGAACATTGGACGTCTTTTTGGATGTTGTTGTTTTCTTTGGCTTGGTTACTTCTTTTTTGTTTTCGTTTGACAAAGAATCTATTTTTGGATTGATAAACTTTTCAAGACTGAACTCGTGAACAATAAATTTTTTTACGTCTTCCAAAAAGTCCGCGCTATATTTTTTACTATCAGTTCGCATATAAGTAATATATCCAGCTTCATATAACGTTTGACAGCAACGCATAGTTTCTTTGGGAGAAATGTGTAGTTCATTGCTTGCGAGTTGCTGTATTCTAGAGGTTGTCAATGGTTCGGGAGGCTGTTTGAAAACTCGTTTTACATCCGTTCTGGAGTATGCATGAGAGAAATTAGCGGACTCTTCCAAGAATTCCGACATGGCAGTTTCATTGTCAAACTGTTTATTCAAATCAAAAGCAATATTCTTGTTGGTGAAATAACCAGTAGTATTGTACACTTTTTGTGCAGGTGATTTGTCAATCTCTTGCTGATTTTCGTATACCAATTTTAGAGCAGGAGTTTGGCATCTACCGGCGCTTAAACTGTTCTCAGAGGTTTTTGAAATGAACTTCCACAACATAGGAGAGACGTTGTAGCCCACAAGAAGGTCTAGGACTTGCCGAGCTATTTGAGAATTCACCTTTTTCATATCAATGATCTTAGGATGCGCAATAGCGGACTGGATAGCGTTTTCCGTAATCTCGTGAAATACAATGCGCTTTGTAGTTTCAATTGGAAGGCCAAAGAGGTCACAAATGTGCCACGCAATAGCTTCTCCTTCACGATCATCGTCTGACGCTAAAATGACTTCATCGGCCTTTGCAATCTCTTTCCGAAGAAAATCTACATGTTTTTGCTTCTTTGCGTCATCAACAACTTCAAACGTGGGTTTAAAATTGTTGGCAATGTCTAGATGTTTGAGAGACTTTAACTGGCGCAGATGTCCAAAGCTGGCCAAACATTTGTATCCAGGTCCTAAATATTCTTCTATCTTTTTACACTTTGCCGGGGATTCCACTATCACAAGACTAGTAGTGGTGGCAAATTTTGACATAATTCAATATATATAATAGTGGATTATGTTTAAGTGGATTTCTTATCCATTGTGGTCTTGTAGAAAAAGTTTTCAATATACTATTAAATTTACTTATTTTTTTTCCTTGTCAATGACTACTTCTTTTGCAATGTTGCGGATTATTTTCTCTCTCTTTTTATCGTCGTTTTCCAGAGTGGAACCGCCCATGGCTTCTAATAAGATGTTCTGGTATTCCAAGTGTTTCTTGGTTTCAGTGTCGTCGGCTGTAGGATTTTCTTCTCTCCATTGAGGGAGTTGTTTAATATTTTTGTGTTCAATTTTCTTTATAGCTTGAGTAATTTTCACATTTTCATTATTTTCCTTTTCCCAGGCGTCCTTGTCCTTTACATACAATGTTTCTCTCTTCAAGTCGCTGCAGTGAATTGGTCTTTTAAATACGTCTAGGGCGTGAAGGTTTCTCATAAATATTTTGCTCATACCCTCAACGTATCCAACTCTACCAATCATGTCTAAATCTGACAATTGCAATTGAACTTGATTGACAAAATCGTCTATATTTAAAGCATCCTTGCACTGCTCATTTAAAAATAACTGTAAATTGAAGTTGTTTGTATTATTGGTTGTGTTGTTGGAATTATTGGTTATGATGCTTTTATCCTTGCAAAGTTCAATGATTTGTTTTTGTAATTCATTATTGCTTTTAAGTAATTCCATGATAAGTTTTTTATCGGATGTTGTGTCGTCCTTTTCTGAAGGTTCGGTGATTAATGTAGGGCACATTTTTTTGTGTCTCCACAGCGTAGTTCTACTATTGAAAATTATTCCGCAGCACAAGCACGTTTTGGAGATTTTTGGCGATAAATTTGTTTCATTTGTTCCATTTTGTTTCATTTTATGTTTTGCAGTTAATATATGTTTATTCCATTCGCTATCTTTGCTGCATTTATAATCACATAATTCACAATGAAATGATTTGGAGATTTTTGGAGATTTTTTTGTTTCAAAATGTTTCATATATATGAAACAGAGAAATTTCCTAAATCTTTTTCCCTAAAAAGTATTAAAATTTATCATAACAAGTTATTTTATTTTTTAGAAACTTTTTACAGCATAATGCTAAGAAGGTGGAAATTTTGACCCCTTTTTCATAAAACCTCGGCACTTTTGAAAATTGGACATTTTTTTTGTCCATTTTTGATTTTTGGAAATACTTTTGACCCCTCGAATTTCAGAAATTTTCTTTAAGTTCAAAATTCGGGAATATATATTATTTAAAATAAAAGGTGACGAAAAAAAAACAGGTAGTCAAAAAAAATTGATTCATTTTTTTTGGAAAACTTTTCCAGGTATAATGAACCAAAACTAAGTTGAAAACTATGGAGACCATTGCTTGCATCCCCTGCTCAAAGCCCGTGAAAATCGGAGAACGCAAGCCGCACCAAGGAAAGATTCACTTCATAGTTGAAGATGAGTGTGGCGACAAGAAATGCGAGTATTGTCCCAAAACCTTCAAGAATTCGTCCACGCTGTCAATGCACATTTCAAGGAAACACGCCGCTGAGGCCGGTCGTCAGATTGAGCCATATGCTTGCGACCAGTGCGAGGAGCGGTTTACTTCAAGCTCGGCTCGTTTGCACCACATTGCAAACCACCACGAAATCTCTTACACAAAATGCCCTCACCCAACTTGCAAATATGAGGGCAAAAACAAGCAGTCAATCTTCACGCATTTTGTCAAGAAGCACATGGATCGCAATTCTATGCGCGTTGAGATCGTTGCCGGCGTTGAGTCAAAGTGCTTGACGTGTGAAAAGACGATGAAGGAAAGCGCGATTGCTTACCATTTGGCAACTTGCAACCGAGAATCTCCGTTTTGCAAGATGGTATAAGTAAAGAAAAAGATCATTTGTTTTAAAATGTAAATTAATGTATTTTTTTCCATGGTAGAGCAGACTTTGAATATATAAACAATTTTTCTGTTTTATTGGTTTCCGACGACGATTTTTCATTTGGCAAATCCGGTTTAAAACGCGTTTTTTTACTCTGAGCCGCACTTCTGTATCGTTCAAAGTTCCATATCTCCACAAAATCTTCTGGTGCGTCCATCTCAGAGACAACAACAAGGTTATTTTCACTCCATTTGCGAACAGTTTTCCAAAACAGATCGTTGTCAAAAACGTCGTATTTCTTCACATCTCGTCTGTATTTAATCGGAAATTTTGAATATTTATAAGGTGGGTCGCAATAAATAAACATATTTACCGGATTTAAATCCAAGTAAGATTTATTTGTAAACTCAACATTTTTAATAAGAGGGGTTGCTCGTTTTAAACTGTGCATCATTTCCTTACAAAAATCTTCTTTTTTATCATTCATGTACTTGTGTGCATAAGCTCCAAAAAATCTTCCACCAAAACTCATACCAAACCCTATAAAAGCTTTCACAGCATTTGGTGATGTCAGTTTTTTTGCCGCCAAATATTCTTCTTCTGAAACGGATTCTGGATAAACAAAGGTTTCATTTTTCACTTCATTCCACATCTGAATCAAATCTGGATGATAGTCATTTGCTATAAAATTGTAAGTTGTTAAATTAGTCATATTTCTAAACACTCCGAGAGAACCGCAAAAAGGTTCCAAGTATCCATCAAGTGGGGTTTCATTCGCACTTAAAACATAATTCCAGAGTTCTTTGAGACCGGGGGCTAAATGTTTTCCTAGACGTTGCTTTCCACCTAAATATTTCATATACTGTCGCTAGCAATTAAAATATAAACTTTTTCGCGATCAAAATACATTACAAAAAGATAATAAACACGTCAACACATTAGCATTATATGACCAGCGAAGTGGTAAAAAAACTATTTACTCATGAGGATCCATATTTTATTCACAAGGGTCTTGGATTTTTGTGTTTATTAAATTATGTGGCACAGTTTTACATGTATTTTGCTCGCGGAACGTATTATTTAAATGTTTATACGATTGCTCCACATATTTTGCTCCATTGTTCATCGTTCATTTTTAAGGTATTGGCAAAACGTCCAACAGAATCGTTGTTGAATATGTTTATTTGGGAAGAACTAAGAATCCACTCATTGTTGTTTGCGTGGCGAGCTTGCTTTGCAATTTTGTTCCCAACTTGGGCGCCTGTTATCTGCTTTTTGACAATGATTGCCGCCGACGTTGCGACAAAGTATCGCGGCAATTCGGAAGTTTCAACTGTGCGTGGTCAGCATAGCAAGGTAGGCAAGCGCAGTCTAGTAAAAGAAATTACAGGGGCATTTTTCAGCATCAGTCAAATGGGAGCAACGTATATATGCTTGTTGAGCGAATCGCCAATTCTAATTTTTTCAACGCTTCCACCGATTCAGACATCGGCATTTGGTATGACATTAATAAGAAAAAATCTGATAAACAAAACTATTTGGAGCGTTGTTTATAGCACGGAACTATTAATGACATACTATATATGGTATAGGGAGTATAAAGATTTTAGAATTTTTTATATCTCGGCTTCATTGTATCTTCTTAGACGGTGTGGATTTTCAAAATATTTTATTTGGCCTTCTATGTATTTAGTAGTTTATATTTTGTTTTTATTTGATTCTGAATAAATAAAATTTTTTCCAATATAAAATTTAACAATTTTTTCTTCCCATTCTTCGCGCGGTGTTGAGATATATCTGTGCATAATTTGTTCCAATTTTATCCAACTATAAGGTAAGCCCAGAGCGAGTGCGTCTTTATAGAAAAAATCAGATTTAATCAAATGGTCAAGTGCATTGTAAAAATCTTTTTTATCTTCAGGAATCATTTGCAGAATTTGAAGCGCAATTAATAATGCATTTCTCGGTGGCGTTTCTTTTTCGCTCTCCTCTATCATGATATATTAAATGTATATGTCGTGATATATTTAAATCTTTTAAGCCTATTGAAACTTCTTAAAATCCTTCCAGGAGACCTTCATTCCACCATTTTTTTCAGGAACAAATTCAACCTTATGTTGCTCTTCCAATTTTCCGGCCTTTTTTAGTGCACTATCTACGTATAGCTCTTTTAAAAGTTGGCCGACAAAATAAGATCCTTCGTGCTGGTCAATATCACCATTCTCAATTCGCTGCAAAACATTCAAAAACTTGTTCAAAATCTTCAAATCAATCTCGTCTTTTCTTATTTTATTGTAAATGTCAGTATAATAAGTAAATAAGAAGGAACACTCTTCCATACCAAGTTGGTGAACCTTTTCCTCATCATTCCTATTTTTAGCTTTTATCATAATAAGATTGTTAATGTCTTCTTGCAATAAATGACTGTGCTTTAGCTCGCGTATTAATTCTGTTTGGTCTTCCACGTTGTTGGCTTTCACCATTTCTTGTAAATGAAGTCTAGCATTGGCGTCCATATACAAATTATGATAAAATTTTTAAACCTAAATTTACGCAATAATTATTATATTGCTATAATTTATATGCCAGTTTTACAACCACAACAAACCGGAATGATAGGGTCAAGCGTTAGAGATTCTGCGTATCAAACTCAGGTTCAACGAAATCAAGCGCTAGCTCAATTAGGGGCAAATAAAGGAGGCAATAGAAGACGCAGAAAATATGGCGGCCAAGGCCAAATTTTAGTTCCTCAAGTTCCAAACTCAAATTTAATGAATGATCCTTCAAAAGGAACGGATCAAGGCGTTCTTGCTCAACAAAAAGGGATGACAGGTTTAACTGTAAATAATGACGCGCAAAAAGCTCTAGACAACAAAGTTGCATTGGTTCCCATTCCAAAAGGTTCCACTGGTGGTGCTAAGAGAACCAAAAGAAGAGGAGGTTTTGTTTGGCCTTGCCTAAGCGGTGGAAAGACAAGAAACTCCAAGAAATCCAATAAATCCAGGAAATCCAGGAAATCCAAGAAATCCAGGAAATCCAGGAAATCCAAAAAATAAAAAAAATAAAAAAAATAAAACCCAGAAGAAAGTAATTTTAGGGTAATAATTATATATTAATAATATAAGTTATGCCAAAAGGATTAGACTGGATAAATTTTATATATGTCAATTTAGGTTTTGTCGCACAAATATTCGTAATGTATTATTTCAGCGCCGTTGCCGAAATAAAGAATAATTGGCCCAAATACAGATGCAATCCAATGTTTATGCCATTATCCGACAATATTGAAAAAGATTTTACTTATTGTGTGCAGAGCATGCAAACCAATTTTATGGGCTATTTGTTGCAACCAATTAATTACATTATTAATTCATTATCTTCCATGGGGGGCGAATTTTCAGGTTCAATCAATTACATTAGAACAATGATAAGCAGCATCCGTTCTATGATTACTTCTATTATCCAAAATGTGTTTGGAGTATTTTTGAATTTAATTATTGAATTCCAAAAGATAACTATTGGTATTAAGGATTTAGTGGGAAAAATTATAGGTGTAATGGTTACCGTAATGTATTTGATAGACGGAAGCATTAAAACGATGCAAAGCACGTGGAATGGTCCGCCCGGCCAAATGGTGAGGGCGTTGGGTGGAAATTGTTTTCTTCCAGAAACAAAGATTAAATTAAAGAACGGAACAGTTGTTGCTATGAAAGATTTGAATTTAGGAGATATATTGGAAAATGGCAGCCGAGTTGATGCTTTAATGAAAATAGACAACAAATTTAACGAGAAGTATTATATTATTCACAAGAAGGGTCTAGATGAATCCGATATTTATGTTACGGGAACGCATATGATTTTTAGTGAATCCAGCAATAAATACATTGAAGTTAAAGACCACCCCGAAGCAATTCAATCGGAAATTATTGGTACTTGGTTCAGTTCAATAATAACGGACGACCACAAGATAAAGATAGGTGAACACATTTTCTGGGATTGGGAAGATGACGTTTTAAAAATGTAAAAATGTAAAATGTCAAGAAAAAGCTAACAAGACAAAATACGAAATATAATTTTGAATATTATCCGCTTACTATATATGGATAATATTCAACAAAGCGCAAAAACAATAAAACAAATGTATGAAAAATTAACATATTTTGACCAGTACGGTGGGTCGGTGTTTCTTTTTATTATACTAGTAGTCATTCTATTTGTGGCAGTTTCATATGTAGCGGTTATGAGAAATATTCAACCTATTAAGGATGATTGGGTCAACCAAAGATGCAAACCACAAGTAATGCCTTTTGCTGGCTTAATAAACAAACCCACCAACATGTCGGCCATAGATTTTACTGGACAAAACTTTACAAATTGCATGCAAAACATATTAATCGGAATTACTGGCGACGCAGTCCAACCAATAACATATATGACGCTCGCTATTAGAGAAGTTTTTTCGGCAATTGCAGAAGTAATCCAATATATTCGCACTATACTGTCGTCTATTAGATCAAATATGACAAGTATTGCGCAAGACATTTTAGGAAGAGTTGCAAATATTATGGTGCCAATTCAGCAGATATTAATCGCATTTAAAGATGCAATGAACAAGGTAAAAGGAGTTCTTACAGCTGGTCTATACACTGCACTAGGATCATATTACGCTTTAAAAGCAATGTTGGGCGCAATCGTGCAAATGATTATTGTCATTTTAATTATTCTTGTGGCGTTAATTATTGCAATGTGGATTATACCATTCACTTGGCCAGTTGCAGCAACAATGACGGCCGTTTTTATTTCTGTTTCAATCCCATTGGCTATTATAGTTGGTTTTATGGTAGATGTGTTGCACGTTCAAACAGATTTTTCAATTCCAAGCGTTCCATCCAAACCAAACGTTTGCTTTGATAAAAACGCCACCTTTAAAATGGCCGACGGAAGTAATAAAAAAATATCTGACATTGAAGTTGGAGACATATTGAAAAACAATGTGCGCGTCAATGCAAAAATGATTTTGGATGCAAAGGGGCAAACCATGTATAATCTTAACGGAACTATTGTTTCTTCGCATCATCAAGTAAAATATAACGACAAATGGATTCCAGTGTGCGAACATCCGGAAAGAAAAGAAGTTGCTTGGTATTCGGAACCCTTTTTGTATTGCTTGAATACGAGCTCAAAAGAAATAGAAATTAACAATAATACTTACATGGACTGGGATGAAGTAAACGAAACAACCGCAAATGAATTATTTAATTACATTCCAAATATGCAAAATTTAGAAGAAATTCATGAACGATTTGATGGCGGGTTTTCATCTTTAACAAAAATCCAAAAAATGGATGGATCCGTTGTAAATATAACGGATATAAAAGCTGGAGATGTTTTAGATAAAAATGTAAAAGTTTGCGGTGTGGTGGAGATAGATAATAGCGATCTCAAACATTCCTATGTTTATAATTTAGGAAATGGTTGCGTTTTTGAAGGAGGATATAATTTGCACATATGCGACAAAATTTTAGACGAAAAGTTTTATAAAAATAGGGCAACAACTGAAAATATAGAACCAAAATTATATCATTTAATAACCGAACAAAATATTTTTTATGTGAATGACGTAAAATTTTATCATTATGATTCAAACGTGGAGTTACTTTTAGACAAGTATCGTGGAAAATTATTATCTATGAAATATGTATAATATGGAAATTGTCTGTTTAAAAAACATGGAAGTTACATTATTTGGTTACAAATTTAGACTTGAAATTATCATTTTAATTGTCTTGGCGTATTGGATTTTGTGGGGCCACGTTCTTTGCTCATGCTCAAAAGTTGGCTTGCTTGAGGGCCTCAACATGATGAACTCTCAAATCAACAAGAAAAGTTTGGATTATGAGGTTCTTAAAAACCCTATTCCTATGATTGGTAAGGAAGGTTTCGTTGGTGCCAACACAAATTACGGTGAATCGTCTAAGTTCAGCCTTACAAATGACAACCCGGTAAACACAAGCTCGTGGTTTACTCCTAATTTGACATATACTAAGGGTTCCGCTGGTGGTCCAGGTGTGCAAAATATTATGAACCGACCCGAGCAGCCCATTCCTTTACCCGAGGGTGAACTGTTAATGTTTGCCAACACAGCTTTTAAGCCTGAGTGCTGCCCCAACGCTTACAGCAATTCTACTGGCTGCGCTTGTATGACAACTGGGCAATATAACTATTTAATTTCGAGGGGTTCTAATAATGTTCCTTATTCTGAATATTAAATTACCTGCAGTCAATCAAATAATCAAAATGATTTATTCTTCTAATAAAATCTAAAATATCCTTATCAACATGAATTGAAGGAGACCAATCCACTAGGTATTGATTATTATGAGTTTTCACTAAATACTCATAATATTCTTTTAAACGCCTTATTTAAAAAAATTGATTTAAATATTGCTAATTAAATAAAGTAGTAGAGCTAAAATGAGTGAGCTAATAAATCTAAAAGACGGCATTAAAATTAATAATACATATACAAAACAAATAAATGGGATAAAATTATATATTTATGTAGGTATATGCAACGATATACCTACAAAATGGATTACACAAAGCAAATGGGATTATAAATTGCGCATTCAAATGAATGAAGATAGAACGGAATTAAATTACATAGATAGCAAAAATCAAGAGGTTTTAGTATACGAAAACGATGAAGAAAAATGGGATTTATTTTAAATTATAATACAATTAATTGATATTTGAAATGTTAAAAGGTATAAAAACAACTTAAAGATCGCAAGAATAATAAGCCAATCGTTTCTGTCGCAACAATTCTTTTTCATTCTGTTCTTTTTCACTTGATTCAATTGCAATATTTTCTTGTTTAAAATCTATAAATTTTAACCATGAAAAATGATCTATTTTACGAAACGTTCCTAAGCAAATAGACCAATCCTTTTCCGTTTTTTTCCCAATATGTCGGCAACCGTTTGTGTTAGTCATAGTAATATGCTTTAACCACGGCCCAGTTTTAACAACAATTGCATAAAAAGTGGACAAAGACTTCCATGGAATAGTTTGAATCTTTTCTTGCGGCTTCCTATATTTGCACTGTATCGCGTAATAATTGTCTCCCTTTTTTGACAGCAAATCAATTCCATAATCATTCTTGGTTAAATCAAACTTATTTTTTAATTCCATGGGGAAATCCTTGTAAAACCATACTTGGTCATGCTTTAAAACGTTTTCAATATATAAAAGACAAAAAGCTTCAAACAAATCACCCTTTTTCTTTTTATTATTTGCTTTTTCTTTTAGTTCAATCATATTGTGCGCCACGCCGCCCTCTATATAGTTTTCAAATTCTTGCATTAAACAATCAAACTTATTTTTATTTTTATTTTTATCCTCGTTGTGAACATTTATGATTTTAGATACTAATTCTTTTGCAGTTTGTAGCGCCTTCTCGCTCATTGTATAATATAATATGTTAATAATTGTTTAAACCTAATTGCTAGGAAATGTAGACCAACACTTGCTGCAATAACAAACGCGCTGTGAGTGTTCAACGTCAACGTCAATATAATCTTCAACATATTCGTGTCTACATTCACCTTTAACTTTAATGTCAATATTTTTGATCAACTCCTCAATTTGTCCGAGTATTTCGTTGTAATTTGAATCCAATAAAAAATTTTTAGAACTAATTAATGTATGACGCAATAGAACAAGAGAATCAATAGCATTTGAGTGCATTACAATTAGTATAATTGTAATGAACTGTTTATATGGATTGCATTAAATACATATTTTGCTAAGTCAAAGGAGGGGTCGTAGGGGAACCGTTGGTTCCCTACTTAGACATACATTCCGCGAATAGCCATATCATCATTGCGCTCCCTTTTAATAAGCTTGTCCACAACGTCCTTTGTCACAGTGAATGGGAACTCCACCTTGAGAGCCATTTCACCCTCAAACAAGTTGGAATCAGGGCGCATCAGTCTATACAAGTTGAGTTTGGTGTAAATGATCTCCAAACAACGCTTCAAATTGCGAACACCATCCTCCTTGTCGCAGTCAGTGTCAATGATGTGATGCAATGCCTCCTCAGGAATAATAATGTCTTCTGTGGAAAACTTGACCTGCTCACGAATCTTTGGCAGCAAATAGCTGTTGGAAATGACCGTCTTCTGCTTCTTGTCGTAACCCTTGGTCATAATTCTATACATACGATCGCGCAAGATGGGGTTCACCTTGCTTTCGTCGTTGTAACTGAAGATGAACAAGCACTTGCTCAAATCAAAATCAATCTCCGCGAAATACTTGTCGTGGAACTGGCTGTTCTGAGAAGTGTCCGTCAAGTGCGTCAAGATGCCGGCGATTTCCTCGCCCTTTGGCGTGTCGCTAATCTTGTCCAACTCATCAAAGTAAATGACAGGATTCATACACTTGCTGTCAATTAGAATCTGCACAATCTTGCCCCAAACACTTCCTTCATAGGTGTAGGAGTGACCCTCCAAGAAACTGCTATCAGTTGCGCCTCCTAGAGCAATGAACGCAAAAGGTCGGTTTAAAATCTTGCTAATGCCCTCCTTGACGAGGGTGGTCTTGCCAGTTCCCATGGGACCCTTGATAGCAATCGCGGTTCCAAGAGCTGAAGGGTTGGTAACTAGTTGACCAAGCATCTGCATGATTTGCATTTTTGCGTCATTTAAACCATAAACTGCGTTGTCAAGAGTCTGCTGGGCGTTTGCCATGAACTCGTGACAAGCCTCAACTCCATCGGAAATGTTGATTGGCAACTTTTCATAGTTGTTGAATGGAATGCGCATAAACGTGTCAACCCAGTTCTTGATCTTGTAATATTCACCACTTCCTGGCTCCATGTACTTCAAAGAGTTTATCTTCTTCATCGCGGAAGCCTTGAACGTTGCGGGAATGTTTGCTTCAAGAAGTGACATCCTGTAAGGCACTTCAACGCGAGTAATCTTGTTGATTTCGCGGACTTCCTTAATAATTTTAATTTGCTCACCCTGAGTAAGAGTTTCAAAGAACTTGAAATCATTCATGGTGTTCTTGTCGCGAACAATTCGCTTGAAGATGCGGCCATTCTTTGCCTTTTGCTTCTTCGCCTTTTTATCGGCCTTCTTATTTTTTTCCTTGATTCTGTCTTCGCATGCCTTGATGCTGTCTTCAATCGTTACGTTTTTATTTTTCTCATACAGCTCCTTCAACTGCTTGAGAGTTTCCTCATCATTGTCTTCTTTTATAGAATCGTCAACAACAAGTTCAACTTTACTAGAAGACTTTTGAATGCGTCTAGATGAGCGAGTAACAATCTTTACATTTTCCTCTTCATCCTCTTCATCTTCCTCATCTTCTTCATCTTCGCTGTCCTCGTCGCTTGATACACTCTCATCCTCATTTTCGGTAATATCATCTTCATCACAATCCTCCCAATCCTCTTCGTCTTCGTCTTCCCACTCATCCTCCTCGCCTGATTGCTGACCAATAGTGAAGATAATGTTAAATTTGCCAGCGCGTTCTTCATCAAGATCGTCGCTTTCCTCCTCGTCGTCATAATCTTCTTCTTCGTCATCAGATGATTCCTCCTTTACAACCTTCTTTGGCTTCTTGGTCTTGGAAACTTTTTTTGTCTTTGAAGGCTTTTTAGAAGATTTTTTGGATTTTTTTACAGGCTCTTGGTCTTCATCATCATCTTCCTCCTCTTCCTCATCGTCTTCACTAGGAAGAGTTTTCAAAAGCTTCTTAATTTTTTCTCCCATCTTCACTTTTTTATCCATATACTTTGACGGAAACATCTTCTTGAGAAACTTGCGGTATTCCTGAACATCCATTTCACCGTCCTCGTCGTCGCTGGTGATATAATCTCCACCATCGTCGTCGGATTGTTCATTGGACTTTCTCTTCTTTGCAAGCTCTTCTTGCTTCTTATTCTTTTTGGAAATTTCCTTCTTATTTGACTTACTTTGAGTATCACGTGCCATTTCTGTATATTACACTATTTTTATTTTTTTAAATCGGAATCAATTTTTTATTTAAGTCGGAAAATAAAAAATTGCGATATTAATAACTGGTAATCCACAATATATAAGCCAAATATAAGCCAAAAAAGTTTTTAGCAAATAAATCTAAAATATTATAAAAAATATTTTTCCAATGATATGGCATTAATGCAGCAATTCCATAAAAAGACCATGTTGTGCAAAAATATATAAAGACAGTTGTTCCTAATTTAGAGTATTTTGCATAATTGTCGTAGATGATATAAAATAATATAATAAATGGAACAAACCCAAGAAGAACTGCGATATATTTATTTAAAATATGATACTCATTTAGCAAACCAAAGGTTAACATAATTGCATTTAATACTATTATGCTTAAAAGAGTTTTTGCATTTTTTTGAATAGTTATAAATAATCCATCATTTTTTTCAATATTATTTTCAGAGTTTCCGTCTTTATCGTGCGAATTATTTTCACTTTCTTCTTGTTTTTTCAAGTAAATTAGATATATTGAAAGTGTAATGAGCATGGTGGGTGTAGTAATATACCAATCATAATATCTATACGGAGTTATGTTTTCAGTTGTGTTAAATGAATTGGCCAACCAAACGTAAAAACCCCCTTCCACCATTTGAACAATAAATTCCAACCAAAGCAACTGTTTTAAAATAAAATATAGTTTTGGAATATTTAATGTCAAAACATACAAATCTATTACTGCCGTTATTGCTTGAATAATTAGAGATGCGTTTGCGCTATGTTTTATTGTGTGTGCGTGTTTGTGTTGCATAATAAATACTATATATTAATAAAGGAATATTTTATTATAATTATTTATTTATAAAAATAGTTAAGTATTATAATTATAAATATAAACCTATCAATAAATTGTAAAACTCAACAACAACAATCAACTTTTGAATTATTCTAATAAAATAAAATTGATTATAAACAATCTAAATATTATTTTGTTAATATAAGGAAGATGTCTAAGAGTACGAAACCCACCAATATTAATCCCTCCAAAATTATTGGGATCCAATTTAGTATTTTATCGCCAGATGAAATCAGAAAAGGTTCAGTTGCGGAGATTACTAGCAGGGACACGTATATTAATAACAAACCAATTATTGGAGGCCTGTTTGACCCACGAATGGGCGTTTTGGAGCCTGGTCTGATTTGTCCTACAGACGGGTTGGATTACATGCAAACTCCCGGATATTTTGGACACATTGAGCTTGCTAAGCCCGTCTTTTACATTCAATATTTAAGCACAGTTCTAAAGATTCTCCGATGCTGCTGTTTTAAGTGTAGCAAACTTTTGGTTAGCAAAGAAAAGTATAAGCAAGCGCTCAAACTTACTGGGGACGCTAGATGGAAGTATGTGTTTTCACTTGCTAGCAAAATGAAGCGATGTGGTGAAGACACTGACGATGGATGCGGATGCATGCAGCCAAATAAAATCAGAAAGGAAGGACTCGCCACTATTTACGCTGAGTGGAAAAATGACGCAGCTGCATCATCTGATCAGAGCCAAAACATTGTAATTAAATTAACACCGGAAATTGTTCTCAAGATATTTAAGAGAATTTCCGACGAAGATGTATCTTTCATGGGTTTCAGTCCTATTTGGTCTAGACCTGATTGGATGGTTTGCCAAGTGATGGCAGTCCCCCCTCCAGCAGTTCGCCCATCTGTTAAACATGATGCTCAACAGCGGTCAGAGGATGATTTGAGCCACATCTTGGTTAACATTATCAAGACAAACAAGACTTTGCAAGAGAAAATTCAAAACAATGCAGCCGCCAACGTCATTGATGATTGGTCAACAGTTTTGCAATACTACGTAGCGACGCAAGTTGATAACAAGATTCCTGGTGTTGCGTCTGTTGCTCAGCGATCTGGTCGTCCCCTCAAATCTATCAAGGACCGCTTGAATGGAAAGGGTGGGCGCATGAGAGGAAACTTGATGGCCAAGCGCGTGGATTTTAGTGCTCGTTCAGTTATTACTGCTGACCCCAACATTTCCATTCGCCAATTGGGTATTCCTATGAAAATTGCCAAGAACATTACTAAGCCCGTAATTGTGAATGACGTTAATCGTTCATTCTTGACAAAGCTCGTTCAAAATGGCCCAGACATCTGGCCTGGCGCAAAGATTCTTGAGAAGAAAAATGGAGATTCAATCACCTTGCGATATGTGGATAAGAAATCCATTGTTTTGGAAAATGGAGACACGGTTCATCGCCACATGATGGATGGTGACCCAATTCTCTTTAACCGTCAACCCACTCTTCACAGAATGAGCATGATGTGTCACATTGCCAAAGTCATGCGAATTGGCGACACGTTCCGCATGAACGTTGCAGACACCAAGCCTTACAATGCCGACTTCGATGGCGATGAGATGAATCTTCATATGCCTCAAGACGCCGAGTCTGATTCCGAGTTGAAGAACTTGGCTGCAGTGCCATATCAGATTATTAGTCCCGCCAACAATTCGTCTATCATTGGCATTTTCCAGGATTCTCTTCTAGGATGCTATCGTTTTACTCGTGAGAATATTCGCTTCACTCCTCGCGAGGCAATGAATTTGCTTATGATGTTTCCTAGAGTAAATGAATCTTTATTTGCGGGCAAGTCAGACGGCGATTTGATCAGTAACTTTGAGGTCATGTCGCAGATTCTTCCTCCCATTTCATTGAAGTATAAGACCAAGTTGTTTAATGATGCAGAAAAGCCAGGAGAATCAAACAACGTTTTGGAGATTGTCAACGGCAAATATGTTCGTGGTCAAATGGAGAAGAGCGTGCTAGGTGCAGGAACAAAGGGTCTTATTCATCGCGTCTGCAACGATTATGGTAACATGGCTTCAGCCAATTTCATTGATGATTTGCAAAACATTATTACCGAGTATTTGAAGACCAGCTCTTTCAGTGTCGGTATTAGCGATTTGCTTTCGGATGAGAAAACAAACAAGGAAATTATTGCAGTCATTGACAAGAAGAAGAATGATGTGAAGAATCTCATTGATCAAACTCAGATTGGTGTTTTTGAGAACAATACTGGAAAGACGAACGAGGAGGAGTTTGAGACACAAGTCAACAATATTCTTAACCAGGCCACGTCGGAATCCGGAAAGATTGGTCTTAAGAGCTTGGACAAGGACAATCGCTTTGTTACCATGGTTAATGCTGGATCAAAGGGCAGTGATTTGAACATCTCGTTTATGATTTCCTGCTTGGGACAACAGAACGTAGATGGAAAGCGCATTCCTTATGGGTTTGACCATAGAACTTTGCCCCACTTTACCAAGTTTGACGACACCCCAAGCGCTCGTGGCTTTGTGGAGAGTTCTTACACCAATGGTCTTTCTCCTCAAGAACTATTCTTCCATGCTATGGGTGGTCGTGTTGGTCTTATTGATACTGCGGTTAAAACCTCAACTACTGGTTACATCCAGCGTCGGTTGATTAAAGGTTTGGAAGATTTGATGGTCTCATATGATATGACTGTGCGAACAAACAAGGGCAAGCTAGTGGAGTTTTCATATGGAGACGATGGTATAGATCCAATCAAGGTTGAAAATCAACCCATGCCACTGGTTTCCATGAGCGTTCAAGAGATTTATGCTCATTTCAACATTCCAAACGAAACTGGTGGAATGAAAATGTTGTCGCAATTCTTCTTGAAGAACGCAATGACTCGTTTTAAGAAACAGCTCCAAGAGACTCAAGAAAAATTCAAGAAATATACTGATATGATGATTGAGAACCGCGATTCAATTATTAAGAATGTATTTAAAAACAAGGGTGACAGTGTTGTCAATTGCCCAGTTGCATTTGCTTATATTGTGAATAATATTATTGGTCAGCAAAACATTAATGGAAACTCAATTGTTGACATTACTCCATTGGAAGCATTTCAAATGATTGAGGAAAATTACGAGAACTTGGAAAAGATTCGCTGCGCTCCCCCCACCGAGTTGTTTAAGACCTTGTACTTCTTCAACTTGTCCCCCAAGGATTTGTTGATTGTGAAGCGTTTTAACAGAGCATCGCTCACTCTTCTTCTGGAGACAATTACTTTGATGTATAAGCGCGCAATTGTTGCACCTGGTGAGATGGTTGGTATGATTGCGGCGCAGAGTATTGGAGAGCCTACTACGCAGATGACTTTGAATTCAGTAACATTTGAGACGCCCATTATTGTAAGAAGTCTTGATGGAAAAATTAAAAAAGTTTGCATTGGAGATTTTGTTGGAAAACATATTAACGATGCAAAGAAATTGGAACATTATACTGAAAATGACACCACCTACGCTGAACCCAAGGAATATTTTGAAGTTCCTTCTTGCGACGAAGATGGAAATGTAGTTTGGAAGCAAATTGAAGCTGTTACAAAACATCCAGTAATAAATAAGGATGGTACAAACACCATGCTTAAATTTACTACAGAA